ATTGAGGAGGAGGCCGGGGCGACTGGGGCGGCGGGCTTTCGTCTCCTTTCACCGCCGCCCCGGCGACCCCCCATCCGCCGTCTCGCGGCGAGTTGATGGGCAGAGAAGGGCAGATAAAAACTGAAAAGCTCTGCTCTGGCGGGGAGACCTGTCAGAGTGGATTCCTAAAAGACTAAAAGGCGCTGTGACTTGAGTCCAGGCCAGTAAGAGGGAGTTGGAGAAGATGGCTTACACGTTCGACCCTGAGAAGGAAAAGCCCACTGTGCTCATTGAAATCTTGCCCTATCGATATGTGCGAATCAACGGCAAGGTTCATCATTTAGTCAAAGAGGTAGTGTTGGACCCGCAAGGGCGAAGGGTCCGCAAGTTCGTCCCCCGCGACACGGGGCGGGTTTGGGTTCCGCCCAGAATCGCCAAAGAGCTGACTACTGTTCAGTCTCCTGGCGACCGGCGCGTGGAGGGCGGGCCTATCGCCCGTATTATCAAGACGGGCGAAGTTGGAGAAGCCGAGGACGTTGAGGGGAAAGAGGCGGAAGTTGTTGAAGAAGCCACGGTGGAAGAGGCCGAGACTTCGCCCAAGCCGCCCAAGCCCCGCAGAAGGCGGAGGGCGGCGGTCGAGTCGGCCGAAGCATAGAAGCATAAAAGCATAGTTTCAGACAAACAGGAGGTGGGCGATGGCCCTGTTTCGGAAGGGAACCGAAGGCGTCGGAGAGGACAAGCCCAAGGACTTAGACAAGCGAATCGGCCCGAAGGGGCCGCCCCCGCAGATTCGACGGGAGCGTTCGCGCGTCAACCTAGGCGCTCGTATCGTCGAGGTGGACCGGGTGTTCGGGCGGACGGAATACCGCCTTATCGCCCCGCCTGTCGGCTCGACGGTCGAGGTGAAGATTCTGGTGGACGGCGAAGAGTGGGCCGACCTGGGGCCGTGGACCGCCGAGGCCCTGCCCGGCAAGCACCCGCGCGTCCAGGTCAGGATGCTCGTTGATGACGCGGCGGATACGCCAGAGGTGGTCCCGCCCGACAAACCGGAGGAGTAGTGCATGGCCGACAAGTACCTCAAGTCCAACGCGACGCCGCTCAACTGGAATGACGCCGCGTCCTGGGAGTCCTCGCCGGGGCAGGGAGATAACGCCGGCGTGCCCGGGAACGGCGACGATGTGTACATTGAGGCCAACTCGGCGTCGCTGAACATCGATGTCGCCACCGAAGCCGTCGCCATGTTCATCGTGAACGCCAGTTACGCAGGCACCATCTCCGTCGACAACCAGCTGGACGTGCAGGACGTAGCTCAGCTGGGCGGGGCGGACGTGCGGTACGAAGGTTCGGCCGATATCTCGGTCGCCGGTACGGTGCACGGTACAGCGTCCGCCGATGCATGGGCGAACTACACCGGCAAGCTCGTGCACGACGGCACCTCGGGGACGCCGGGCATCGGTTACACGGGATTGCCCTACCTCCCCGATTTCGAGGTGAACCCCGGCGGAGACGGCTGCACGCCGACGGCGCAAGTGGACCTGTCGCTCGGCAGCTTCACCGGCACCTCTGGCGCGTTCGACGACAACGACAAGACCATCACGGTTCGAGGCGGTTGTGAGGTGAATACCTCGACCAACTTTACCTTGTCCTCCAGCGGCATTTGGGACCAGGTGGAGAGCGGCAACTTGAAGAACCCGTCGTCGGCCAACGCGTTCCGGCACCTCAAGACCGCCTACGTTGGCAAGACCAATACGCTGACTGGGAATTGCTACGCCAAGGAATGGACCTTGGGGGCGGGGACCATCAATAGCTCTACGACGGCGAAGGTCCTCGTGAGCGCCCCCTCCGACGACCCGTGGCACCAGGACGCCGACAGCATCGTTGATTGTGACGGCATCTATTTTTACGGCATCTCCGCCGATTTCAATGTCGGTTTCGTGCGGGGCGACAACGTAGATTCGCGCGTGCTCCTCTTCTCAACCGCCTACGCCGATATAACCGTCACCTTGACTGACCGCTGGTATCTCGGCTCGCAGAAGTTGTCCGTCGAGGGCTACCGGGACGGGTATTCGTGTAAGCTGGCGTGCGAGGGGCACCAGCTGGTCTGCGGGGACATCAGCTTGGGTTACGATGGAGCCGACAAAGGCGGCGGCAAGCTCGACCTTGGCTCCGGTCGGCACCGGATAACGGGGACCGTCAAGAAGCCCGCGAATAGCAACGCGGAGGAGAGCGAGATTGACTTCGGGTCGGCCAACGTCGAATTAGAAGGGGGGACCATAGATGGTTCGGGCATAACGTTGTTCTCCAATACCAGCGGCGTTGTTATCGGGGGCACGATAAACAATGTGAACTTGTCCGGCAAGACGGCGTTGGAGCATTATTTCGCCGAGACTGCCGGTTCGGGCAATACCAACGTGAACGAAGTGGACCCGTTGTATGAACTGTTCGGCAGCGGAGCTTATGCTGGGGCTGCGGCTTAGTAGGAGGCGGATATGGCTACATTGACGGTTATCAGCGACATCTTGCCCAAGTGGCAACAGTGGCGGGAGGCTGGGGTTCGTATAGCATATTTTAACGGGACAGGCAGTGATGTTACCCAAGTCAAGGCCGCCAGCGACGCCAATAAGGCTTGGGTAGTGGTAGGAGGTAGAGTATCGCTGCAAGGGTCTGGGGCTTTTCTGTTCTTGTCTTCGGATACCGAAGTGGACCGTTTAGAGTATGCGGCCCGGGCCACGGCCAAAGTTGCCAAGGGTATTCAGTGTAGCGATGGTAAGTCGCTGACGATACAGAATTCGGACGCTCGGCCTTGTCGTGGCTGGATAGCCTATGTGCTTTTGGGCGACAATGAAAGTTGTCCGGTGTTGTTCTAGTGTTGTTCTAGGGAGGTTAAAATGCCGACCCAAAATAATCAAAACATCCAAAACAACGGGAGGTGGAAACTGGCGGCCACCGCCCTATCAGTTATAGTCCTCATCGGCGGTATCTGCGTTAGTTGGGGGTCAGCACAGGCCAGACTCAACAGCCACGACCGGCGAATTGACCGTCTTAGTAGCGCGTATTCCCAGCTCAGGCAGGACTATGCCGAATTGGACCGCAAGGTGGAGAGGGCCTTAGTCCTTTTAGAGACCATTAGCAAGGACTTGGACGACCTGAAACGACAGGGCGCGGGGGGAGTGGAGGAGAGAGAATGAAGGTTGTCCACGTCTGCCCGGTGACGCCACATCGTTGCGGAATGTATGAGACGGCCAGGGAGCTGGCGGCTGCGGAGAGGCGCCTGGGCGTGGATGCTTATTTGTTTGACCCCCGCCCGCCAGCGGCTCCGGACCCGGAAAATGTGCGAGTGCCGGTTTGGACAGCCGACCGGGGAGTTTGCACAGTACCGATTGAAATGGCCTTGTCGGCGGATATCTTAGTTAGTCATAGCGGTTTGGGGCCTCAGTTTGACGCCAGCCCTGCCCCCCGAGTACATATAGCTCATGGCAGGCCCAACAGTAGCTATCGTATAGAGCGCAGCGGTGAAACGCCTATCTATACGTTCTATGCCGAGATGACGAAAGACCCGCGGTGGCGGCGGATGGTAACGTTCTGGCCGGGTTTTGAGCATTATTGGCGGTTGGTGTTCCCGCGGGTAACAGCATTGCCGGCCTTCGTGGGCCTGGAGCATTGGCGCTTTGTAAGGACGGATTATGACTTTGAGGGCCATGCCGGCCGGCCCAACGTGCTGGTTTGTGATATTTGGCGAAAGGACAAAGACCCGTTTCATGTACTCCATGCTGCGGCGTTGTTCGCCGAGCGTTATCCGCAGGCCAGGATACATGTGCTGGGCATGGACGGCGACGACAGAGGCCGCAAGGCCATACTGGAAGGACTGCGCCGACAGGGAGTATTGGGGCTGACGAAGGGCCTGGAGCCTGACCTGTTACCGGCCTATTGTGCGGCCGATTTGGTCATTACCCCGCACAACATAGCCACCCGCGTGGTGCGGGAGGCTTTGGCTTGTGGTACTCAGGTAGTGGCGGGGATGGGCAATCCTTTCACGCCCTACACCGCCGACCCGGAGGACTTGCCGGCCTTCGCTGCGGCGATGGGCCGGGCATGGGAGGAATTGAAAGAGGACCGCCCGGGCCGCCGCCGGGCCAATAGGCTTATGGCCCAGGAAAAGTTCAACCCGATGAACACGGCAAAACAGTTTGTGAAACTGTTGGAAGAAGAGCTGGAAGGCTACTGGCGGGAGGTGGCTTGAGTTGTCAGTGGCATTGAAAGTCAAGAAGGGCGATACCCAGCCGTGGACGTTTACGCTAAGTGATATGTCAGGCGGTGTTATAGACCTGACGGGCACGCGGGTGGAGTTCAGGCTAAGGGCGCATGAGTGGGATACGGACAACTTGTTCGCCCGCGACACGAAAGGGACCAACAGCGATTATATCTTCATCAACTCCCCGGCTTCTGATGGTTCAGTGACCATCACGCCGAGGACCGCTGATTGGAATGAAGTTAGTGATTGCGGGATTTACGTGGGCGAGTTCCGCGTGAGTGATAGTTCGGATTATCATCTGTGCAAAGACATCGAGATAGACGTGCAGGAGGCGCTTTGGTGATATGGCTTTAGATGCTACCAAGACGCTCATCACGCTCGCCGACGCCAAGCGATACCTTGGCAAAGGCGAGGACGATACGGCGGACGACAGGCTTATAGACGCTTGTGTGGTCCAAGCCTCCGTTATGATTCGTAAAGAGCTGGGCTGCGACATTATTGATACGACCTACACCAAAGAGCTTCACGACGGCGATGGGGGCAGCTATTTGTTCCTGAACAATTGGCCGCTTATCGAAGTAAAGCGGGCCTCTATCGGCAGGGACGACGCGGCCAAAGTAACCTATACCGGTTCCGGCAGCCATGCCCGGGTCTGGGTAACTGATACGGCGGTGAAGATTCGGTATGCCGAGAGCGGCAGCTGGAATGAGTCCAGCTTCGCCTTGTCGGACTATGCCACGGTGGAGGACCTAGCTGCGGCCATTGATGCTGTAAGCGGATGGTCAGCGGAAGCGGTGGACGGGTTCAATGATTACCCGGCCTCCGAAATCCTCCGCGCTCCAGCTAAGGATGCCAACGGTTCATATGTGTATCTGGAGGTGCCGGAGACCACCGAAGCTGATTATGAGATAGAAGACGCGGAAAGAGCTATGCTCTACAACCCCTACGGTTGGAGTAGTGGGCACGGCAATATCTGCGTGGACTATCGGGCCGGATGGGCCAGGGAAGACCTGCCGGAGCCACTCCAGGCCGCGGCTATGGAACTGACCGCGATGCTCTATAACCTGAGCAAGAAAGACCCCACTCTTCGCAGCGAGAAGATAGGGAACTATTCCTACACCGTGGCCGACAGGCTGGACGCCGTTTTCAGCGCCGCTGGCGAGACCAGTGTATCTAATATGTTGAAGCCGAAGCTGGACCCGTACCGCCGGCTGCTGTTGGGAGGGCTGGGCTGATGGCTTTTCACAACCTGATGAACCGGTCGGTTACGGTTCAAAAAGTAGCCCAGACCAGTGACGAGTTCGGTTCCTGGTCCGAGACTTGGAGCACTAGGTTCGCGGACGTGCCCTGCCGCATACAGCCGTTGAGCGGCAGGGAAAGGGCCTTGTACGGCCGCGAGCGGACTGAGGTGTCTCATCGGATGTATTGTCCGGGCGAGTACGCCGACATCTCCGAACGCGACCGCGTGGTGGACGGGAACAAGACTTACGAGGTGGTGTTCGTGGGCAATCCTGATTTGTCCAGTCACCATTTGGAGATAGACCTGCGGGAACTGCGGGGTGACGTGACGTGACCGTGAAGTGGCATGGCGAGAAGTTCTATCAACGGGCCAAGACAGGCACGCAGAAGGCCCTCAAGAAAGTGGCCCTGATGGTAGAACTGGAGGCCAAAGCCTTGATGACTAGGGGCGGCCGAACGCCCTCCGGCAAGGCCGTGCCTTTGCGAGAAGGCAGCCGCACGATGATAGACCCGGAGACGGGTCAAAGGGCGGGCAGGATAGGCTCTTACCGCTCCAGGCCGGGCGAGCCTCCGCGGGTTCAGACCGGCACGTTGCGGCGCAGTATTACGCACGAGCTACATCCTACTTTGCCTATTGCAAGAGTAGGGACTCAAGTTAGGTATGCCAAATACCTTGAGCTAGGAACCCGCAAGATGGCCCGCCGGCCCTTCATGACGCCAGCTTATATGAAGGTCCGGGCCGTGGCTGCGGCTATCTTTCGGGACATCGTAGGCGGCGAAATAGAGACGGGACCGTAGCATGGCAGCTGAGTTGGAAAAGGCGATTGTGGCTAAAGCGAAGGCCGACTCCGCCCTGAACTCGGCGGTGTCCGGCCGCATCTACTACGGCGAGGCCGGTTCCGACGCCATGCCTTATATCATCTTTGACATCGTAACCGTCACCAAGCAAAAGACCTTCCGCCCCGCCGACTGTTGGGATGAAGCCTTGGTGCGTTTCAGAATCTTCGACGCCGATAGGTCGGTTCAGAACATAGAGAGCATTTATGACAAGTTGGTGGCGGTGTTTGACCGAGCGGTGTTGACATACGATACTCGCACGGCTATTGGCTGCGAGCGCGTTTCGGCCAGTGGGCCGTTGCGGCTGGAAGATTGTTGGATGATGACCGTGGACTATCTCGTGTCGGTGCAGTAGGGCACGATAAAGCAGGAGGTGAAATAATATGGCAGAGTTGCGAGGCTATGGCGGCCAGGTGGACTGGGAGACTATTATTGACAGTGACCTGAGCTACAATGTCCATTCTTGGAGCCTGGACGTTTCAGCTGACGCACTGGACGTGACCAATTTTGACTCCACCGGCTGGCGAAAGCAGCTGTCGGGCCTGAAGGGTTGGACGGGGACTATTGAAGCGTACATCCCTTCGGATGTGTCTCTGCGTTTCCAGCCCAGTGATGTGGGTTCCGAGGCCACGTTGAAGCTGTACGTGGACTCTACCCATTACTACTATGGCAAGGCTATTTGTACCGGAGTCAGCCCGTCGGTGAGCGTGGACGGCGTGGAGACCCAGACCTTCAACTTTACCGGCTCCAGCGACTTGTTCTATTCGTAATCGGACGATTGACTTCATCGGCCTTTTTGGCGTATTCGCCTAACGGGGCCGGTGGGAAGGAGGTGGTATCATGCCGGGCGAGCTGAAAGGCTATTTGGGCGGGTTTATCATCGCCGGGAACTTCGGCTATCCGAAAAGCCAGAACTTCGTGGCCGACGGCAGCACTCGGACCTTCACCCTCAGCGTTGATGAACCCGACCCTAGACAGACCAGCGTCACGCTCAGCGACGCCGCCAGCGAGGTCAGCTTGGTTTGGATAAAAGATTACAGCGTCCATCCGGCGGGCAGGATTATGCTTCACAACGCCCCGGATAGCGATACGTCGGTGAAAGTCTCGACCATGTGTGCGTTGGAGTATCGGGCACAAGGTGGGTTTACGGGGTGGACGTGCGAGTGTACTTGCGATGTTCTGGACACTTCGTCTTTCGGTGAGCAGGCCGGGGGCACCCGGTCGGCTTGGAGGACACAGAAGGCGGGTTTGAAAAGTTGGACAGGGACGGCTGAGCGGCATTGGATGGACGACGAAGGGCTGGCGATGAGTGATTTGGGCAACTTGGCCGTGGTGCGGTTCTACACCGACTTGCCCGATTCGCGTTGTTATTGCGGATATGCTTACATTACGGGCGTGAACCCGACCGCTGCGGTGGATGCTTTGGTGGACGAGCCTTTGACGTTTACCGGCGTTGACGCACTGTTCACTGAGAGCACTACTGCATAATTCAGTATGAGAAGTTTTTAGGAGACGATTAGGAGACGAAGCATGGCGAACACGAAGGATTCACTTACCAGCGCCGCCGGCAAGGGCGTGACCGTGATGTTGAATGACAAGGAATACGAGGTCCGCCCTCTGACCTTGGGCGACTTGGCGGACTTTGAGGCTTATGTCCGCAGCCAAAGGCTCAAGTCGTTCCTGGACGGTTCTCAAGGCATGCCCGAAGTCGAACGGCTGAAGATAGTGAAGGAGCTTTGCTCTTCGCCTCTGCCGGACGACGCGGTGGTGGAGGAGATGCGCACGTTGGACGGCGTGCGGTTCCTGTTCTGGCGGGCATTGAAACACGCCCAGCCTGATATCACGCTGGCGGAAGTCAGCGAGATGGTCACTGTGGAAAATTTGGACCTGATAAGCACGGTGGTGGAGTCGATTGGAGGTGTCAACGAGGCAAACCCTCCGAAGGCCCCCCAGGAGAATACCTGAGGTGGGATTTCATCTTCTCGTTGCTGACGCACTTTTACGGCTACTCCACCGAGCAGATTTTAGACCTTACTTTGGCCCAGTTGCATGACAGGTTGTTGGACGTGGCCGAGATAACGAACGTGATGAAAGGCGAAGGTAAGGGCCGCATCAAACGCGACCCCGACGAAATCCGCAGGGCCATAGAGGCCCGCGGACTGAAGCCACCTAAGAAACTATGAAACTAGCCGATTTATACGTTGAGCTCCGGGCGAAAGGGCTGGCTAGGTTACAGCATAACCTAGACAAGCTTCATTCCAGACTGGGTGGGCTGAGCCGCTACGCCCGTCGCGCCTTCTTGGGCATGGCTGGCGCTATTTCGGGGGCTGTTTACGCCGCCGCGAAGTTTGAGAAACAAATGGCGATGGTTTCCACCATGCTGTCTGAAGCGGACATGAGGTGGATGGGACCTTTCGCCAAAGGGGTACGACGCTTGTCGGTGGAGTTAGGCGAATCAACGGCTACTTTGTCCAAAGGCTTGTATGATATCTTGTCGGCCAGCGTGGCCCCTGCGGAGGCTTTGGACGTTCTGAGGGCTTCCGCCAAAGCCGCCGCTGCGGGCATGACCTCTACCGCCGTGGCCGCCGATGCTATTACGACTATTCTTAACTCTTATCGTTTGCCGGCGTCCAAGGCAGCCGAAATTTCCGACAAGTTGTTCGCCACGGTCAAGCGCGGTAAATTGACCTTCGAACAGCTGGCCTCTTCAATCGGTAAAGCCGCAGCCACGGCGGCCGTGTCGGGCTTGAAATTGGAAGAACTCCTGGCCGCCATTTCTACTATTACTAGGGCTGGTATCAATGCAGACCAAGCCATGACCGCAGTGGTGGGCATTCTGCGCTCATTCTTGAAGCCTACAGACGAGGCCAAAGAGTTGGCCAAAGAACTGGGCTTTGAAATGAGCACGGCCACGTTGAAAGCGGAGGGGTTGGCGGGGGTATTTGAACGCATCAACAATCTTTCCGCCGAGCAGGTGGCGGCTTTGTTCCCCAACATCCGCGGATTGAAAGGTGTGGCCGCCGCACTTAAAGACCTAAGTGGTTATTATAGGGATGTGGCCCTGATTTCCAGTGCCGCGGGGATGTCTCAAGAGGCTTATGCCAAGACCACGAAAACGTTCGCTTTTCGGTTGAATCAATTGAAGCAGGCGTTCAAGGACTTGGGGGTTCAATTGGGGGAGGCCCTTTTACCGGCCTTGAAAGAAGCGGTGGACTGGCTTTCCAATTTGACGGGAACGTTGAAAGGAATGCCCAGCGTTGTGCAGAAAGGGGCCGTGGCCTTTACGGCGCTAACAGCCGCATTGGCCGCTCTGCGACCTGCGATAAAGGGCCTCAAGGGCCTTCTCGTCATTCTCGGCTCCATCAAAGGGCTGGTCGTGTCCCTGATTCTTCTTGTTACCGAGTTGACGACTCGATTGGCCAAAATGGCCAAAGTGCCTGGTATGATGTCGCTGTCTGAGGCGATAGAAGAAGCTTTCAAATTGTGGGGACAGCACACAGAAGCCAAGAAGAGAGAAGAAGAAGCAATTGCGAGGTTCTACGAAGCCCACGACAAGATTATCGCCGGGCGGAGGACGGCGAAAGGAAAGCTCTCTCCCACGGCCAAGTTAATGGCGGAAGTGGACGCCATGTTGGAGAAGTGGCGGAAGAAGAAAAGGATGGAGCGGAAAGGAGAGGGGATACTAACCGAAATGTTTGTCGGGTTCGCGGGGACCGATTTGGAAAAGGCCCTGTTGCGAATTGAACAATGGCGGGACCAGATGTTGGAAGTGGCCGAGAAGTATGGTTTGGATGTGGTCAAAATCTATGACTGGGCAAATGAACAACGACTCAAGGCGGAGGACGAGTTCAATAGGAGGATGAAAGAAAAGGCCGAGCGGCTCGCCGCTGAGCGGAACAGGATTGAAATGGAGGGTTTCCAAGAACGCCGCCGTCGCTTGGACAGCATGATGGATGTTATCTACCGGTCGAGATATGGAGGCAGGGCGGCCGCCTTGCGGCGTCTGCTGCGAGAGATAACCAACGTAGGCCGGATGACCGGAGTGGAGAAAGAGTACTTCGAGGCCCGGCTTCAAGAGATAATGAAGGGATTCAGCCCACGAGGCGGGCGGTGGATGGGCATGGCGGACCTGTGGCGGAGGCTCCAGTCCGCCGCCCTATCGCCGGAAGTAAAGGAGCTGAAAATTACCAACAAGTTGCTCAAGATGATTCACGAAAAGATTGGCCAACCCGTAGTGGTGGAGTAGAAACATGGCGGAGTCCGATTGGGAACGTTTGTGGGAAGGCTACGAAGAGCGGTTCAATCACCGCCGGGGTGAGGCCCAAGGCACTTATAGGTGTGCCTGGAGCGACCGCACCATCGTGGTCAGCGACCTCTTGCGCCGCCAGCACTCGGACTTCAATTTCATGTACTGTGCCGGTGTAACCGTAACGCCCGCCGGCGACGCCGACCCCACCACCGGAGGCCCCAAGACGGCTATCATCCGGGCCACTTTCACCACCGAACCCGACTGGGTGAACAATGACATGAACACCTGGGAGGAGAGGTGGGAAGGCGGGGGCGAGGGAATCACGCTCGGTGAGGGCTTCAAGTGGTCCGATACCAACGAGCCGGTCCGGGCCGAGGACAACGTGGGGGCCGTCAAGCTTTTCCCCCACGTCACTTTGACTTTGACCGGCAGGACTGACAAGGACACCGCAATCGGCAAGGATTATATCTTCAATTGTTTGGGCAAGGTCAACTCCGACACCATAACGTTGAAGGGTTATGCCTACTCGGCTGAGACGTTGCTTTTCCTGGGGGCCGACCTGCAAGAAGGTAAGGACAGCGAAGGCAATACAGTTACTATTCTGACCTACAAGTTCGGGGCCAAGAGGGACCATACCTGGAATCATTTCTGGCGTGAGCGTGATACCAAGAAGCCCCCAAATCCTCCTGGGTTCTATCGTATGGTGGATAGCAAAGGCAACCCGCCCTTCAGCGATGCTATATTCTCCGACCTTGACCCGCAGAACTGGTAGGGCCTGACATGATAGAGCGCGAGAGCATCAAGGACTTCCGCGCAGGCCAGCGCGCCTTGTCGGCCGAGCACTTGAACAAGATTGTTCGCGCCGTCCGCCGGCGACTGGTCGTCAGCCCCCCTCTCAAGTTGACTGAGACAACGGAGGGGGACTATCTGTCCTTGATAGACCACGGGCGATGGTGGGTAGGCAAGATAGACGCCTCCAGCCAGCCCAGCGACTACTCCGACTGCCGGTACTTCGTCGTTCGGCAGAAGATAGCCAGTTCCGATGGTAGCCAATCTGACTTGTTGGTCTGGGCGGATGAGACCTTCCCGCGCTCCGATACTGTTACTGTGGTCAATTTGCCGGAGGAATCGGACAATACTCACATCCTGCCCAACGGGATGCGGGTGGTGGTTTTCGAGCTGGAGGACCGCTCCACGCCCACTTTGCCCCGGTACGTCATGAGTGAAACGCCCCCGCCTTGTTTCCACGGCGTCTATGACCCGGAAGGTTCGGACTCTCCGTTGTTTCCTGTCCGTAGCGACCCCGTGGCCAGCGACGTGAGCGGGGACCCGGCCAACTCTGACCACTTCTGGGCCAAGGGCTGGATGTTCATTGACTCCGACGCCAGGCTGAACCCTTGGGTGGCGTTTCAATTCCAGGAGCTTATCGTCGTCTCGGACATCCGCGTTTCGGACCTCAAGCTGCAATATCGTACCGTCAAGGTCTGGGTGCCGGCCAAGAGCGACCAAGGCTGGAGCACTTGGCATACGGGGAGTGATTGTACTTAATGCCGGTGATGTTCTACAACGACAGGATTCTTTTTACCGCCTCCCGCAAGGTGGCGATGGACGCCGCCTGCTGTTGCGGGCCTTGCGTGGCTTGTAGTGGCAACCAGCCCGACGCCACGGTGTCGGTGACTGTAAATAGCTCTTGCAGCAACGATTGCCAAAACGCGGCAGGAACTTACACTTACCAAGATTTTGCGGACGACACCAACTATTGTTATTGGCGATGGTCCAAGGACGACGGCAGTGGCGGGCGGTATGACTTGTATATCTATTACTGCAAGGCCGACCAGACTTGGTGCTCGTACATCGACCGTTGGTTCGGCCCCGGCGACCACTACCGGTACTTCGGCGGGGACGACAATTCTTGTTCTTGCGTTAGTGGCATAACCGACGTGACTAACGATTTGAGCTGCACCGGCGGCCACGTCACGGGTAATTTTAGTTTGAACGGCGACGCGGCCACTTGTAGCGGCTGCACGGCTTCGGTGTCGGTAGGATGACCTGCCCGAAACGTTCTAGACGTTCCGCGTCCTCCAATCGAGAGGCCATAGCCACTTTATTTGTCAAGGGGAAGGCGGAAGCTGCCTTTTTTCACCGCTATTCTATCTGCATGCGGGCCAGCCCTTGCGGACGGGCCTGCGCCCGATTGGTCAAACCGCCGGGCCTGCGGGCCTTCTGCGTGGACTTGCAGGCGAATGCCCGCGTGGACTTGTACGAGGCTTTGAAGGACCCGGATTTCCGCTGCCCCGAAGGATTGTTCTAGCTGGCCGGAACCGCCATATTCGCCCTGTAAGGCATTTTTCGGCCCAAATGGTATCCACCTACCACCTAGGCCGAGAAAACGCCTCCTGCGGCCAGCCAGGCGGCGAAATGGGCCGGTTAGTCCGTTTAGATGCCGCCACAACAGGTTTTCCGGTCCCAGGCCAAAGCGGCGTGTATCTTCTCGGCCCACCTTTGCGGCACGGTCCGCAGTCCGGCCTCGTCGGCCAGAGCATATCGCCGACTCCGCCGGTGTCGGACCAACAGGCCCGCAAGTTGGGCCGGTTCACTGGCCACCCAACAGACGGGCGTCCAGGCTCGCATCAGACAGTTCATTGAATTAGCTCCTTTAACTCATCCTCTGTGCAAGGACAGAGGTCGGGGGCTATGTCCTGCGGAGGTTGGCCGTGGCCGCGGATAAGATAGTTCATGTCGGCGTAGCTCACGGCCATTGGTGAGCTATTCCAGGACATGAACTCTTCTTCCCCATCCCGCAATTTCGGCCCCTCCGCCGGACAACCGCGGGATTCGGAAACGTATTCATGCTCCCACCGGACGTAATCCCATCCCGTCCGATAGGCGTCAAAAACCGCACGCCAAACGGCCCGTCGCAATTCTACGGTACTGGTAGCAATGAACTTTGGAACCAAGAACGTCCGCGCCGTGTTCATTTTTCTTTCCCCCCTTCTCTAACAAACAGCCTCCGGCCCCAGCAGGCCGGCGGCAATTTCGTTCATGACAGCTTTCGGGTCGGTGACCTTGAGGAACTTCATCACTCGCCGTAACCGCAAAGGTCCAGAGGAAAGGCGTGTGTAATGCCGAGCCTCCCAATCGTCGAACTCTCCGCCTTGAAGAAAGGCCCGGACTACCAGCAAAGCCTCTCGGCTTAGACGGTGCAGGAACATTTCGGCCAGAGGGAACCGCGGCTGAGGCGGGTTGGGGTCGGCGATTTGCTCCAGTCCCATTTCTTTGCCGGAATCGTCAACGAAGCAAACAGAGCTTGGATGGGCATGATGTTTCATCGCCTTGTTGAGGATGCAGGCGTAGTGCTTGCGTAAGGCCCACCAAAAGTAGGTGATGAACTTGGTGCCTTGGCCGGGGTCGTACCAATTGACGGCCCTTTGGTAGGCCAGCCAGCCCTCTTGGAAAAGGTCGTTCAGAGACATGGGCCGGGGGACTGGCAGCCTGTCCCAGCAGAACTTGGACATCCGCCAGACCAGCGGTTCAAACTGGCTGAACGGCGGGATTGACGGGGCCTCTACGGCGGAGGGGGCGACTTGTGTAGTCATTGTGTTGTCCTTTCTTATCTGCGAGACGCCCGGGCGCTTGGAAAGGAGAACGTCTGACAGGAACGAAAGTCGCGCCCGGGCGTCTCTGTGTTAGTCATTAGCACTTCTCCAACGTGGTTCCCACGGTTCCCACGAGAGCGTAAGCTTCTTCTTTGCTCGGCAGCTTGCCAACAGGGCGTCGGTCCCAGTATAACTGGGAAGAAATCTGGTTTGCCCGCCTTCGGATGTGGCCGTTGCATAGACACACCCACTGTCGCTGACTGAAGGGCGAGTCGTACTTCCTTTCGGCCACTGGAGTTTCTAGCCATTCAACTAGATGCTCCGCCAACGCGCGGCGGAAGTCGGAGCGGAAGCGGCCGGTCTTGTAGGTCTTGAGAAGTTGAATACAGGCATACCTGGGCGCTTCGCCCATCCCGGCAAGTCCCCTCTGCCAAGACTCGGGCCACTCCGGCGAGGCCCCGGACCCCCAAACCCACTTCCACGTGACTGCATCTCGAATCCACTCCTTCGGGTCCAGCCAGTCGGGCAGTGAAACCAAGCGGACCTCGTACTTCTTGACGCGGACGGGGCGATTGTCATCAAAGCTTAGACAATACGTCCCCTCCTCGTCAAGGTCCACCTGGCCCCGCCAAACATCCACGGGGTCAGGTGGGGTGTCCGAGTTCTCCCCCAGCCGTTCAAAGAGGATTGGCCATTCCTTCATCGGGCTTGCTCCTTTCTTGTTCACCCTCATTATATGCCCATCGGCCATTTTGTCAAGGGGCTTTAGTTATTTTTCAACAAGCCTTCTTCGTACATCCGGGCCACCTTGGCCGGGATGGTCGTCGGGTCCTCGCCAGCAGACAGCAGGTCTTGGACCGCGCCGCGAAACGCGAAGAAGTTCCGGCGGTATATCTCACTGGCGAGAATCCTCGCTTCGAACGGGCACCCCCGCCGCTCGTCGCGGCGTTCAAGAATCCGGATGGCGGACCGGGCCATTCGGCTGATGCGGCGGGCCTCGGCCCGGGCCACCTTCTCTTCAATCGTCATCCTCTTGCGGGCCATTGGTCCAGCTCCTTTCTCAACGGCATGCCTCGTACAAAGCCTCCCTGAGGTCCGCGCCAAAGCCTTCACGGGTGAACCCGCCCAAACATTCGCCCTTGTCGTTCCACATGAAGCCCCGGATTCCAACGAAGAAGGGAGAACGGAAGTCCCGGCGGTGGCGGATATAGATGAGCCCGACGTATGTCCTACCGTCGGATTTCCACCGCACCGTCTCCGTGCCGTTGAAGTTGGAGGCTTGGTTACAGATTGCAAGGCCCTTTTCTTCCCACCAAGTGTTTATCGCCTGTTGGTGGTGCTTCTCTCGTTGCTTTATCCTTATGACCTCCAGTTGTTCCCTGTCACGAATGGCTGCCTCCACGCCTTCGGCAGTCTCGTCGTCACGCAGGGGTCGGATGCGATAGTCCCCGAAAACCCACCGACCGCGCGGGCTGCCGTTCGGGTTGTACAATGCGCCACGGTGGCCGTCCCCCGTCTCCAACTCCACCACACCGTTCTTCCACACCTTGCGGATGGAAACCACTTGGCGGGGCTGGCCGCAGCGCTCCAGAACGACCTTCTGCCCGACCTTGAACTCGTACTTCATCTTATTCTCCTTTCTTCTTTTGACCAGTCCTACGCTGGCCACATCCCCTCCCGCCCCGTGGGGCGGTCGGGGGCATGGTCAGCCTTCCAAAACGTCAGCTAAACCGTCGTGAACCGGCCCTCCGGAATAGGCCGATGCGGGCAGGCCGTTCGGCACCGGCAGGTCGTGCCCTAAAGCGTTCGCCCATCGATAGGCTGCGGCCTTGTCAGTGCCGAAAACAATCTTGGCGACCTCGCTGGCCAAAGCATCCAGCTCAGGCTCGAACGGGTCGCCCTCTATCAACGTCTCCGCCCAGATGGGCATGGACACGTCGGCCCCGCCGTGAAAGCGGGCGAGCCGCCAGACGTAATAGGCCCGCGGCCCGCCCTCCTTGGGCTTGGAGGCCCGGAACCGTCGTTTGCCTTCGGAGGCCCCACGGGTCGTGGTAATGGCTTCAATGATAGCCTTCACGTCCGGCGGCTCCATCTTTCCGGTCCCGCCGCAGAGGCGGCAGGTGTCCCCGAAACAGCTCACCCCCGTCCCTCTACAACGTTCGCAGGTTCGTACTGTCATCTCAAGCTCCTTTCTTCTCGGCCAGCCACACGGGCACTTCGTACTTGCGGACCACGCCAGAAGGCAGGTCCGTTTCGGCCAGGCAACGAATCTGGCTGAGGGGCAGCCAGACCTCTTGGCCTTCCAGCTGCCCGGAGACGACTTTGAGCAGGACGGCCTTGGCGGTCTCCCGTCTGACCGTCCCTTCAAGAACAACGCCAGCCTGCCGACTGTCCGCGGCGAGCTGGCGTCTTACCAAATCCTGAACGGCGGAGGGCACGCGGTCAATGGTCATCCGACCTTCACGAATGAGTTCCACGCACCACTTGGCCCATTTCTTCTTGCTGACCTTCTTGCCTGCCGTCATCTCGTTCTCCTTTCTCATCTTCATCACACTTACATTATATGCCTCTGTCGGCTTTAGTCAAGGCCGAAAACAAGAAAAAATGAAAAATTATTATTCTTTGTCTCACAAAGACTTACGCCGCTCCCGCACGTATTCCAAAGCCTTTTGCATCACCTCGGTTTGGTCGCGGAGCCTTTCCAGCCGCAGCTCGTCCAAACTGCCCACAGCCACGAGGTCGATGTACAGGCATTTGCTCTTCTGCCCAGCCCGCCAGGTTCGCCCTTCTGCCTGGGCGCGGACGGCGGCCCCGCTGGTGCCGTTGGAATAAAATATGGACACGTTTATATGTTGCAGGTTGATGCCCACCCCGCCGCTCTTCGGATGGGCCACCAGCACGCGGCATTGCGGGTCTTCCCGCAGGCGGCGTAGTCCGGCCTCGCGTTCCGCTGGCGGCACCTCGCCCCGCAAAGAAGCGAAGCCAATGCCTTCCTGTTGAAGACGTGCCTCAATAAGCCGTCCCTCTTCGACGTAGCTATGATACACAACGGCCTTTCGGTCGCCTATCTCCCGCAGCACTTCCATAAGCAAATCGAGCTTGGGGTTGGGGACGAAGTGTCGGGCTTCATGGTCTTCTATCAGCGTGCCTCCGGGCACCTGGGCCAGCTTGGTGGCCAGGAGCATGGCTTCATCTTCATCGTAGCGGTTTATCAGCTCTTCAATGGCTTCGTCTTGTTCAGCCGTCAGATAGCAGTATCGCGTGGTGTAGGAACGTTCCGGCAGGTCGAAGCATTCTTCGCGGCTGTATCGCAAAGCCCGTTGGCCGAGGATGTCGTAGAGTTGGTCTCGCAAATTCGGCTTGACCTGCCAACGCGTGGGTATCTTTCGCCGCTGCCCCCGTCTTGTCGTTATCCAAGCCCATTGAGCCGGCTCCATCCAGCGGTTGCGGAACCCGTCCAGCGTTCGGCCCAGATGCTTGGCCGTCCAGGAGGCGTCCATCACGCGGAACTGACTCCATATATCGTCCTCGCCCCGACTGGTCGGCGTGCCTGTCAACAAGAGGACTTTATCGGCCTGACGGGCCAGCTCGGCGGCTATCCTTGTTTGAAGTGTTCGCGGGCTGGAAAGGCACTGGCTTTCATCAAAGACCACAGAGTCCAAACGAGCCTCCGCTACTGTCGCTTTCAGCTCCTTCGGGTTGATGGTCCATTTGTTCTTTCTTCGCTTGGTGAAAAGCACCTTCAGCCCTTCGTAGTTCACGACGTACAAGCCGGATTTGCCGCTGAACAACAAGCGCCGGCGTTCTTCGCCGGGTCCGGTTAGAGTGACGGCCTTCCACGGCGTCTTGTCGCGGATTTCTTCGGCCCAAGTTTCCACCACACAGTTCGGGCATACTATCAACAGCCGATGGAAGCCCCAAAACTGGTTGGCAAAGAGGGCGGTAAGCGTTTTGCCGGTGCCTATGTCGAACCACAAGGCGGCCCTGGGCCGTTCCAGCGAGGCCGCCCAAACCACGCCCACCGCCTGATGAGACATGGGCGGAGCGCGGAACCCCTCGTCGGCCAACAATTCTCGGGCTAGTTGTTCATCGGGCAGCCCCATCTTTGGTCCTTTTCTTCCGGCCCGCTTTCTTCGTCACTTCATCACATACTTGTTGGTCGTTCTCGCGCTCGTGCTCACCTATCCAACTGGCCAGGCAGAACCGCCCCACGTTGTAGTTCTGGCTCACCATACAGCCACAATCCTGTCTGCCGCTTCGATTGGCCAGGACCATGACGCCGGCCAGGCCTCTCTTTATTTCTTCCGGTCCTTTGCCAATGGCGAGCATGATATCGCAGTTGCCGGCCTTGCGGGCGTCCTCCGCTACGTCCTTCATGGAGACCCATCGCTTCTGTACGGCCTCCCTGCGAACCTGACTGACCGTAATCACCACGGCCTGTTTCTGGTCGGCCAAGCCCTTCGCCCAGATATAGCCCTGATTGAGCTGGTGTCTCAGTTCTCGTTTGTCCAGCTTGGACAAGTCCATGATGTCAATATAGTCTATGGAGATAAGGTCGGGGACGAAACCCTGAGAAGCCTCCAAGTAGCTCAAATAGGCTTCCACGTCCGCAGGGGTGCACTGGCCCATCGGGTATTTCTTCACGAACAAACGACCTCCCCGTTTGGACAAAGCCTTTCTTGCTTGACTGATGCGGTTGGGGTCTTTCCATAGCCAGCGATACTTTCGTTTCTTCAGCTCGGTTCGCCCAGTCTCTTCGTTCAAGACCTCGAAGGTGTATTCTCGCCCCTCCAAATCTTCGTCCGTTGTCCTGGCGGTCAAGGCCATGTCAAGCCTTATCTCCATCTCCTCTTGGTCCACCTCATGGCTGATGTGGACCACGTTCAGTCCTTTTTTCAAGGCCGTTAGACAGGTATGAATCATCCACCAGGTCTTGCCGGCCTTGTAACCTGCTAAACATACAACAAGCTGGCCCCTCCAGTAACCATGAATAAGCTTATCCAAAGCCCCGATGCCCGTGGGCATCATCGGCTCTTCGCGCTCCCGGAACCAAATGCCCGAGTGGTCTTTCAGGTAGTCCAGGCCGACATCTTCTTCCGGCAGCCCCGCTTCCAAGGCCCGGCGGATTATCAGGTCGTGCTCGGCCACGTCCCCGCGTTCTAGTGCCTCCGCCGCCCGCTCCAGGGCATACTCCCTCTCGCGGTAGCCTACCCAATCGCTGATACGCCTCAAAACATAACTACGGCTAGGTTGCCGCATGCCCGCCAGTTTGGAGGCATAGCGGACGTACAGTTCCCGCTTTTCCTCCGGCATGCGGGCCAATCGGCGGACTAGCTCATCGTGGAAGTGGTCCTTGGGGGCCTCGCCGAACTGGGCGAAGAAGTCATAGCAGATACGGCAGACCTCTTCCGTGACCTCCGAGCCGAACAGCGCGGGGTCCACGCGGCCCGCCACGAGGGCCAGGAAGTCGGTGTCCGTAATGGCCAGCCGTAAAAAGCTGTCTTGAAGATGTTGGTTGAGTTGGCGGAGTTCTTTCAAAACAACTTGGCCCTTCTCTCCCGTCTTTTATCCAACAGTATCAAATTGCCTCGCGGAACGATTACGCATTTCCCTTGAACCTTCACGGCAGCGTCGATAGGTCCCGGGCCTCTAGCCACGGCCACTATCTTGCCTTCGCAGCCGTGATAAGGCATAAGCCAAGCATAACGTTTGGCGTAGTACAGGCGAACCCTTTGTCCTATTTTAGGCTGGCGAATCACGCCCACCACACCTCCAGATTCCGCACAGCCTCCGCCCCCAGACTGTCCGGGTCCTCGCCTTCCGGCAAGCGAACCGCGCCAGCCCGGACCAACGGGGCCAATTGTCTGGCCGCCTCCTTGGCCTTATGCCAACTATCCCAATCCCAAGCTATTATGACGGCTGCTGGGGCAGGCTGGAGAGACAACAGCCGCCTTGTCTGGGCCGTGCTAAGACGATTGGTAAAACTGGCCGCCGCATTCCACCCCATCCGCCAACAATCAAACACGCCCTCCACGATGTATAAAGGCTCGGCGGGGTCATATTCCTTGGCCCAATACAAAATAGAGCTAACTTGTCCTTCGGTATGATACTTGGCCTTCAGCTTGCCCGTTACGTCACGGCCCTGCCAAGCGGCCAAGGTGCCGTCATCCCGGCGGACCGGCCAGGCCAGTCTATAAGCGTTCGGGCCGAGTCGGCCCGTATAAATAGCTCCGTAGGCTTCGCATGTGTCTATTGACAGCCGGCGAATCCGCAAGAAACGGCGAACCTCCGGGTATTGCTTTGCGGCCTCAGATACAGACAGCCCTTCCGGCATGGACACCGGCGGGGCCTCTTGGTCCTCCGCCTCTTCGCCGAACAGCTTGGCGCGGATGCGGGCTGCCAAGCTTCCGCCCTCTTCTCTTGCCCGGCCTCCAACCAGCCGCCGAAACTCCGCTTCAGTTACACCGGCTATGGCTTCCAAGACTTCAAACAACCCACCCACGCGATGACAGCGGAAGCAATAATAGCGGAGGGATTCCGGAAAAATGCCCAAGCGGAAGCGGTCATCGGGCAATCCCCGGGTTCGTCCGCGACAGAAAGGACAGCAGATGTTTATAGCTCGTCGGGAGTCCCGATGTTCTATCTTCAGGCCAGTCAAGATGCTTCGGAGTCGTCGCCTGTCCATAGGGGCCTCCACCTGGGCTTGATAGACAAGGCGGGCGTGCCGGAGCCGGGACACGGCGGCCTGCCTGATTTATTATATCCGTGTCGCCAGACAAGACCGCGAAGGGTGAGAGCTACATTTCGGCGGCAAGCTCGGCAATGGCCTCGCGGGCGTTTTATTTGGCAGTTGAAAATCTTCACGGCTTGACAGCGATAATCCATATACCGTTGTTTTGTTCAATGCGAAACCTCATCTTGACCAAATGAAACTCAATGACCTTGAGCGGAAGAAGGTTGATGTGCTCCGGTCTTCGTGTCATCCCCGGGAGTAGAATGAGTTTGCCTCCTTGACGAAGAACCCGACGGGACTCGAACAAGGTAAATAAGTACAGGTCAAACGGCAAATGCTCTGTCAGGTCCATACAAAGAACACGGTCAAACGAATCGTCGTCAAAAGGCAGGTCGGAACAATCGGCCACCTCCGCCCGGATGTAAGGGAAGTGAAACTTACAATATCTTACAGCGGAGGGGGCGAAATCAATGGCCGTTATCTTTTTGACCTCGGGATAAATCTTGGCCAGCTGGACTAGATTGTTTCCCCCGCCACAACCAAGAATGAGGACTTCGTGCTCGGGTCGGAGCCTGGCGGCGGTCAGACAAGCTAGGTCTCTGTCGGGATGGTCGCCTATCTCGGGCGGTTTATAGCTGGGGTCTTCTTTTTTGGCCGCATGATATACATTTTCGTACCAGTCCGGGCTGTAACGAAAGCTCATGTCTTTCTCCCTACGAAACACTCAGAATCCTTCTAACTATATCGTGCCAATTGTTGCGGAACACCACCACTTCTACCCCCGTGTTCAAGCATGCAAGATACACATCAACCAGAAAGGTCGGGGTCCGGTATTCTTGCCCCGTCATGAAATCGTCGATAAACAAATCGGGGGAGCCTTCTTCCAAGGCGCAGGGCTTGGCCCTCATTGAACCTACGCATTGGATTTCGTCAAAGACGAACCCATGCAGGTTGAGCCAATCCGCAGTAAGCTTTTCGGCGTCGGGGAACCCACGGGAAGTAAAGATATTTATGTGCCACCCTTGGTCGTGGAAAGCCTCAAGGGCCTCTCTCGCCCCGTCGCGGGGCAGGGCTTTCATTACATGAGCTAAATGAAAGTCAGACGAAATGGCTTGACCTTTAGCATATTTGAAGACTATTTCGTCGTAGTCGTTCAGTGTACCATCTAAATCACACCATAGGAGCGGTTTTGATGATTTCATTCTTTTTCCTCGTCCTTGTCCCAAACCAAAAACATGGAATACCCGTTACCGTCAAATCAATGAAACCCGGGGAAGTCCTCAATCGTCAGTCCTTGCAGCACATGGCCGTTGCGTTCCTCCCCGGCCCCGCGCCTGTTTTCTGGAACTGAAATTATCAATCTATTACAGAAGGCTTTGAGCCGCTGCGCCCACCCTCTGCCGTCCTCGTAGTGTTCCAAGACCTCCAAGACCACGATAGTGTCCCAGTGCCGACCTAGAACGTATTGTCGGAAGTCGGCGACGCGAAAGGTCCGATTCGGAGCAGCGCGGCGGGGCCAAACCTCTTTGGGCAGACGCCCGCCACTCTTGTCTATGTCTATGCCCTCGTAGCTCATCCCTTCGGGTACGAAATCCGCACCGTCACCGTAGGAACAGCCTATATCCAAGACGGAGGAGCCCCGCAGCCGCCGGGCAATTCGCCTCCATCTGTCTCTCATCGCTACATCACTAAATTCTTCTTTCATTGGTCATACCTCACAGACAGAAGCCCTTCGTACAATAGGCCGGTCCCACGTCCAGCAACCTATCTTCAAATAGAACTCCTGGGCTTTGGCTGCCCATTCTTCGTTAAGCTCCGCTTCAAATACTTTACGTCCGAACCATCGGTCGCGGGCGGCTTGGCTTCGGGGGACCTTCCGACTCCAATTGGAGGCTTGAACAATATCAGTGTACCATACAGGCCGGTGAAAATAACCAGCCACGACGTTATGAACGAGAATATGGTCCATATGGCCGTACTCGCCGAAAGGGTTGTGAGTGAAACAAATGTCGGGGTTGTTTTCTCTTATCCTTTCCTCAACTTCTTCCCGGAACCTGGCCAGGCTCCCCTTTCGACTCTCCAATCGGTAGAACTCACTATTGTAGTCCAGGAAAGAGACTTCAATACCCAACCACTCGCTTAGAGCCAACAGCCCTTCCGTTCTCCGGGCGCACCATTGACGGTCCGGGTTATGACGGTCGCTGCTACAAACAAGCAGGCTGGTTTGATGAACCGAATAAGGCCAGCCTTTCCGTGTCCCCTGGAGGATGGGCCAACCGAAGATGACTTCATCGTCAGGGTGTGCCAAGACCATCAATATCTTCACGGGCTGTCCTTTCGTATTCGTTGGCCACGGTTTCTATCACTTGTTTCTCCGCATCGGTGAGTTCCTTTTGTCCGGTACCCTCTACTCCGCCGACGCGGTTCATCCTTGGCGACCACAACGAGCCTTTTTCGTTGGCCCGGCCAGCGTGGAGGTCTTCCACAAATCGCAGCGCTCCTCTCCAATCTAAGGCCTCAAAAGGCAAATCCAGAGTTCTGGCCAAGGCCCCGGCCAAACCTTTGGCACAAAAAGTCGGCCCTCTTCGCCATAACCAATAGGGAATTACGACATTAGCTTGAGGTCTCCACTGTTTATAAATGTCTATCTTCCATTCCACATGTTCGCGGAACTCGTCAAGGTCTTGCCAATACCCCGGGCCGTTCTCCCGCTTCTCGGAGGCCATGACGTCATACAAGGTCCGCGTTTGAAGAAGGACAAAAGAGGCGGCTTCGGCCAGCTCTACATCGTATTGGTGCACCTTGACCAAGTTGAAATCGCAACGGGGGTCAAACCGAAAAACCCGCTTGTTCCCCGCCAGCCAAGAGCGGAACGTTCGGGGCGAAGGCGTGTCCGAATGTCTCCAAGGGCCGGACAGGACCGAGCCCACGCGCATCAACATCCGCCGCAATAGATTGAATCCGGCGGTGGAAGCGCACTTACCAATTGACGCGGCAACTATGACTTTCATCACTTCTCCCCGCTATAATATGCCCTTACTTTCCCGTGTCCTACATGCAAACAAATCTCTCCGCCTATGCCGACGTTCTCCGCACACACGCACCATTGCGGAGGCAACAGGCAAGGCATAAAGCCGGTCTTGCAAATAGCCCGCCACATGGCTAGAGGACCGCGAACCGGACGGCTGAGCATTTCGTCCAAATAGGTGTTCAGCAATTGCTCCGCCCGCTCGTTGCCCCAATCAAATGCGATGGGCGTCATGTTGACCGCCGGCCCGTAATAGTACGGATTGTCCACCTTTTTGTCTGAATCCGCCCCTGTCAAAGTGTCTCGGACGGCGGTGCCACGGGGGTTGGAAGGCAGGACCAAACCAAAACGATGAGCTAAAAAGCCTATCGTACGGAAAGCCGAGAAAAAGGCTATTTCCATGTCTGCATCCAAAGCCACCGCCACTCCAGGACGGGAGCCGTCGTCTGTGGTCAACAGCCCTTTTATTTTGTAATAGTCATTCATTCGATAGCCATAACGGGGATGGTCCTTTCCTCCTAGCTCCTTTATGGGAGGCACATATCGGTATTCGTCAACGCCGGGAGGGACAGGAGCTTTACGGTCCGAGAATAACACAACCTTGGCCCTGGGGAAGGCCAGCCTCGCGTCTGACAGGGTTGGTTCTAAAACGCCCGCCCTCTCGCCGAACTGGGCCAGAACCACGACCTTGACTACCTGAGAGTGTTTTTCAATATCAATTACTTTGGGTCTGGCATTATCCATTTGATTACCCCCTTGAAATGGAGGGCTTTATACTCTTTGTTTCCTACCTTACTCAGGATATCTTCTATGTCCTTTTTCGTTCCCCCCAAGTCTTGTTGACTAGGACACCAATTATATTTCGGCCCTAAATCCACTATGCGAACGTCGCCGGGCGTAGGCCGATTCGCTTTGACCTCACGCCAAAGAGCACACAAATAGTCTTGGTCACACCACCAACCCCGGTCCTCCAGATGTCCGAACTTTTCTTGATAAGACCGGAAAGGAGGCCAAGTCGGGTCAAACGCTTGGTCGGCGTAATGTTTTAAAAAGGCGTTCGTCCGGTCATTGAAACGGAACCCCCACACTCCTGCATTGATGGGATGCTCGTATTCGTAAAACCGCGTCGTTACGAACACGTCAGCATCCGGATATTGATGGAAGGCCGCGAACAGGTTGTCTTGCACTAACACGTCCAAATCTATCACGAAAACCTCATCGCCTTTTTTCCAAGGGAACTCTGCCAGCCGCGTTATTTTCTCCGCCATCAACAGTTTACGGTCCCACCCCCAAATTATCGTTGTGGCTCTGCCAGCTTTTGAGGCAGCCAACAAAGCCGAAGGAGGAGGTTCCCAACAAAGAAGAACTACTTCCGTACCGGGGCAGTGTAAAGACAGACTTCGGAGAGCTTTGGTCCCTACATCGTCAAAGGCGTATCGTTGGCGCGGGTCGGGCAGATAAACGTAATAGGCATATCTAGTCATTTCTGTCTCTCCCTTATTTTTGTGGCACTAATGGCCTCTGTCTCCGGGTCCAGACGAATCTCCCTTACCCGCCAGCCCACGCGCCTGCCGTAACAAACTTCGTCAATGTCGGGCATGACGATAACGCGAAGCCTTTCCTGATATATCTCAGCGGCGAATCGTTCTTTGACCATTTCCACGCGTTCCTGCGCGGTATAGGGGTTGTCTTCGTCCAATCTTGTATCACGAACGGCCACCACCACGTCCCGCCCTTCGTCCAACACTGACCGGATAAGCTTTTCGTGCCCTTCATGGAAGGGCTGGAAGCGGCCTATGAACAAAGAAGCGGGATGATGGTAAGGATAAAAATAAACGTGATATAGCCTATTGGCTATTTCCTCCGCCGAACATCTCTCCGTGTTTTCTTCCCTCATATTTTTGGTCGGGGCTTCGTAGGGGGCATCAACGCCGGTAAAGTTTTTGATTTCACCCCGCCGGGCCTTGGCCCACAGCCCTCGTGTATCGCGCTGTTCACAAATCTCCGCTGGAGTGTTTACATACACAAGCCGGAACCGCGAAGCCCCAATAATATCTCGGACCTCTTGGCGGACGGATTCCGAAGGTGAAACAAAGGCAGCAAATACGTTGACTCCGTGGTCGTTCAATAGCTTGGCCACATAGGCCACTCGCCTTAGGTGTTTTCGTCGTCCTTCTGGCGAGAAGTCGGCGTCGAAGCTCAAAGGGCTGAGCCTTACTTCATCCCCATCTAATAGACACCCGCCGACTAGTCTCTGAAGGGCCTTGGCAATGGTCGTTTTGCCTGAACAGGGCAACCCAGTAAACCAAATCGTCTTTGCCATGTATTACCACTCCTCCCCTTTAGCGGCCCGGGTCACCAACCGCATCAATTGGGCAACATGCCGCTCCGGGTCAACCTTCGGCAAGATGCTCTCCCTTACTCCTTTCCTTTCTACCAACAAAGCCTTTTCTATTGCGTCGGCCAGCCTCTGTATTGTCTCAGCCGACATTTCAAGCCGCGTGGCCTCTTTGGTACGGACGTTGGCGTTTGGAGGGCCTTCCATCAGCTTCGCCTCGGCGAAGATTCCTTCCCTCACCAGCCAGCCCCCCACGCCGTCCTCCACATCACTGGCCAATCCGCCCACAGCGAAGCCGGCCACGGGCGTCCCGTAAAGCATGGCTTCCATCGGGGCCAAGGGGCCAGCATCGCACCACAACGGAGCATATACGAACACGTCCGCCTTGCCGAACACCTCGCTGCGGACTTCATCGTTGTTCGGCAATATCCCTAGATATTCCACGCGGTCGCGGAAGCGGTCCCAGTAATCAAAGTCCCTAATCGGCCCCGCCACCTTCAGCGGAATCCCTACGGAAGCGCAAGCCCGTTCAGCTTCTAACACGCCCTTCTCCGGGCGAACCACGCCCACATATAGGGCATATCCGCCCCCGCCCTTGCCCAGGGGAATAGCCTCGGGAGCGGGGTGAACCACGTTATGAAGCACCGGATGGTCCGGACAGCCGCAGAACTCGGCGAACTCTCTACTGACATAGACGCGGTTACGAACCTCATCGTGCGGATACTTCTTCAGCGGGTCCCCGCCCATGATGCTGACAACGGGATAAGGCTTTTCCAAGTCAGCCGAGGAAAGGTAAGGGGGGCAGCCGAGGGAGCTAACTATATGATGAGGCGTTAAGTCAATGCAGCAATCGTAGCGGAAGTTTAGACAGCTTAATCTAAACAATTCCCGTAGATATTCCTCTTGTTTGCTCATAGAAGGCGACGACGCCAAGAACCGCCGCGTGGCGTGTTGTCGGCTGTTCGGCCCGCAGTACAAATCCACAGCATGGCCTTGCTCTAAAAGCCGTTCCACGATAATGGCCGCCCGCCGCTCCGCCCCTCCGTAGGCGGTAGGTGGGCAAGGGTTCTCCGGACTGACCAACACGGCTAGATACATCGTGGTCTCCTATACCTTGATTCCTTCGGCCTTCATTCGTTTTTGAAAGAGGGCCTGGTCCTTTTTGGCCATTTCCTGGTAACAAGCCCGCGAGAACTCGCGGACCCCACCTTGGGCCACCAAGTGTAAAGCCTCCGCCGCGGTATCCACCACCAAACCGGGCCGAGCTTTATTCAAACGAAGGGTGAAGTCCGTTTCGTGACGATAGCTGAGCTGTGAATACTCTACGCAGAACCCGCCGATTTCGCGGGCGAGCCGAGCATCGTAGGCGAAGGACGAATACAGGTGCCTTCTGCGAATCAACGTATGATGACCGGACCACCGGAAGAACTGAAGATGATTATCGTTCTTGTCGCCAGAGGCAGGACCGTTCGGCCCCATCAACGACCTGGCTTTGTCCAGCAGCCGATAGTACATCCCCCCGGCTGCGGCGAAGCCCGCGTAAACCAACGAAACCAACCTCTCCATGCAATCGTCCACCATAGGCACCAAATCATCATCCCATTTGACGATGACGGGATAGGCTTCGCCAAGAACCTCCAAGGCCAGCTGCGAACCTGCGGCGTCGCTGGGCGTGCGGTCCACGTTGCTCCTGACCTCTATGGGCAGACGCGGGCGATGGTCCTTTGATACCATGTTCAACAAGTCCATGTCCGATATGGCGTCGTTGTTGTTCACCAGCAAAATCAAATCAGGCTTGAGCGTTTGGCGAAGCAAAGAGGGCAGCCAAGTCCTCAATAAGTTGATTCGTTCCTCTCCGCGAGTTGAAATAGCTAGAGCATATATCATGGCTTCCCTTTCGCTTTCCTTCTGGCCCTGCGCTTCTTTCTGCCTACCTTGCGCCTACGACGGCTCTTGTTGTGTGCTGTTCTATGACTCATCGTATATCGGGCGGCAAGACGGTTTCCAACAGTCCCGCCTCTTTTCGTTCCTTCATAAAGTCCAAGTCGGACTCAAATTGCTCCCAAGTGACGTCTTGTCCCCTGCCCAATATATGAGCTACATCATGATATAACAACACCGCCAACCCCCCAACCTTTATCGCCGTTTCCAAGGTCTCCCTGATGCGGTCAGGATATCGAGCATCCGCGGCGGCGGAAATGCCGATGACCGGCCCGCGATAGTCGCCGGGATAGATGCGCTTGCCCCCCTCCGCTATCCAGCTAGCCTTGTCAGCAGGGTTCGGTGCCCCCACGGTCAGGCGTATCCAACGGAAATGGCCCAGCAGTTCCCGCAAATGCTCCGGCCCGAACACGTTGGCCGTACCGTAAGGAACGCACAGATAGTCCATGCGGATATTATCGCGGACATTGGCAGGCACGCTATCGGATTCGGCCAGCTTCCGCCCCCAACGCAATCCCTCCAGATAATCCTTGGTTATTTCCGCCCTGGAATAAGCCTTTCGGCCCGGCTTAGGCTCTCCCCTGCCAGCCCACTTGTGGCGGGCGGAATGATTGCAGATGAAATGCCCCTGATGGGCCATGTTCAAAACGTCCAAGCCAGTCAGCGCTCCGGGCCGACCTATGCGGGACGTTATCACGGCGAACGCCCCTCTCAGTCCACGCTCCGCCAAGGCTTCCGCCGCCAATCTATGACTATACAAACCATCATCAAACGTTATGAGTACCCTGGCCTTCTTCATGGCCGGAAGGCTCCTTTTTCCAGATAATGCTCCGCTTCGGAAGCTATATCTTCCCACTTAGGTTGCCAACCCACAGACAAGAACTTGAAGTGGGCACCGAACCAGTTGGTTTCAGCGTATCGAGAACGGGCGGAAGGGGCACCCCAAACCAGATGGTCCAGCCCGCATCGACTGGCCAAGTGAAGCAGGCCGGAAGAACCGCCTACCGCGAGCCTGGCCCTGCTCATCACAGACAAGCAATCGTCTAAAGAGGTTCGGTTGGTCAGGTCTATGACCACTCCCTCGCGTTGGGGCGAAGTCAAGACCCCGCTCATCAACACATTCCACCTCACCATGTCGCGGATTCGCCCCAGATACACCACCGACCAACCGCCAGCGGCTAAATACCGCCCCAGTGCCGCCCACTCTTCGTAAGGCCAGTTGCGATAATCACTCATGGCCCTATCCCGCACACACAGGACCACCACGTTATTATGTTCGGCCAGCAATTCCTCCGCCCGCTTCTGCTCACCGTACAGCAAGTCCGGCGCGCCTTGGGCGTAGTAGGGCCGGTTCAACTGTTTCAAGGCAGGATAGCCGAAGAACACTATGTTGTGGCCCTTGAACTCCTGTTTGGCCTGCTCCTGGACGGCCCTGATAGCCCCGGTAAACTCATCCATATACTTGTCCAAGTCGTGCCAAGCTAGGCATTCAGCTTCGTGGTCGGGCAGCTTTTGGTCTCGCACTTCGTCAGCGAAGCGATAGAACAACCGCCGGCCCGGGCGCGTGTACACGATGGTTTTGTCCGGCTTATTGTCCAGCCAAACGCGGCGGACCATCGGCTGCCAGCTGAACAGCTCCCAGCCCAATTCGCCCACGTATGGTCCGGCTACTAGAACCTTCATTTGCTTTCCTTTCTCTTGTCAGTCTTATCAGCCTTACGGACCTTGCGGACCTTGCGGATGCGGGAACGCAAGAAGCCTTCCACGCCCCGGCTCAGGGCCATGAGGCGAAGCTTTTCCGGGAGCCGCGAGCTTTCTTCGTTTTCTTCAACGGTCTCTTCAACGGCCTTTACGAACATGTCCACCGTGGTCATCGCCTTTCTGTGCCTGCCATACAAGAGAAGGCAAATACCGGCCAATAGGAGTACCAGGGCCAGGGACAGCCCGTCTATCTCCACCTTGCCGATGTTTATGCCCCAGCCCCCGGTGGTCTGGTCCTGGTTCAAAGATTCGTTCCGCTTGAACGCCGTAGCTTCCACGGGCATGGTGGCGGTGATTGCGCCCGGCTTGACCTCCACACGCGGAGGCTGCACGTCCACGTGCGTATCTGCCTTTACGTCCGTTTGGGGCCGACAGCCTACCAAAACGAGTAGAGCTACTAGACCAACAACAAGGCCAGCAGCGAAGCAGCCACTTTTAAAGCTATTGCCAAAACTTCCCACAACCGGTCCTCCGAGCCCAATCGCCTGGCCACAGCCTGTACGGCGGCCACGCGGGCCTGCTCCATAATCGTCCGCCTCTGCTCCGGCGTGGCCGCTTGAATCAGTACGCTGAAACTCAAGTACGGGTCTTCCCTGGCCAGATTTTGCAAAGCATCAACGGCGGCCTCGACTCCCTTTTCCGCAGCCAGCCGGACAGCGGCCGGGATAAGAGGCTGAAGCACGCCCGCCATTTCCTCGCCCAGATGGTCCTCCACCAATTGAGTCACGGTCTCGGACAGCTTTTCCTCTACTTCTTCCAAAGATAGCTTATTCTTGCCCATGTCTATCTCCTTTGGTTTTCATTTTCCCAAGACAAACCGGCCGGCAGGCGGGGCGGGAGAAAGGAGCAAAGACCGCCCCGCCGCCGGCCCGCCGCCTTACCTCCCTCCGCCAGAAGAATTGAAAGAGCTGTCGTTTGTGGAAAGGCCCGAGTGGTCTTGTCGGAACCAAGAGACCACAACCTTGAGGTTCTTGCTGGCCTGCTCCATCGTCTTGACACATTCGACCACCTGCCGCTCTCGAATGGCCAGCTTTTCCTCGACCGTCGCGTCGTCGGGCACCTTCCAAATGCCCTTCTCGCCGGCTGCGGCCTCCTGGGCCGTGGCCTCCAGAGACAGCTGGGCCGTGTAAAGGGCAGCCTTGACCGCCGGAGGGGGTTGAGCACATCCACCGGCCAACACTGGCAACAGAACCAAAAGAACAGCTAAAATCTGGACCTTCTTCATGTTTCCTTCTCCTGTGCTCACTTGACCAACTCCACTTGACTGATTCCCTTTTCTATCCTGACCTCATACGTCTTGTCGCCACACTCTATTATACCGCGAGAGTGCGAAACCACGATGATTTGCACCCCCAGCTTTTCACTTACTTCTTTCAGCAGCCTGCCGAAGGCTGCCTGCTTGTCCGCCGAAAGCCACTTGGCCGGTTCGTCCAGAATGAACACAGGGGCGGTCCGCGGAACCTTCAGGCTCCACAAGGCCAGCCTCAAGGCCAGAGAGCATATATCCAATATGCCGCCTCCGACCTCTTCTCGCGGACTGAACCTTTCGCCGTTCCGAAGTACCCAAGGAGTGGCCTCGCTTTGGTTGCGGCGGATGGAGAACTCCAGCTCAAAAGAGTATTCCGGCCCATAGACGGCGGCCAAGGCCAAAGAGACCAGCTCATTGACCAAGCCTACCGTTTCTTCTTGAGTGGCCCTCAAAACCTCAACGATGATGGAATGGGCGGCCTCAGCGTCTTTCTCCTGACGGGCCAAGTCCGAAGCCCGTTTGACAGCCTCGCCCCGCATGGCCTTCAATCGACCGTAAACGGCCTTCATCTCGGCCAATCTGGTCTTGTGGGCCTCCACGCGAGATATTAGCTCAACAGACATCAGTGGTCAATTTTTCGCAACAAGGCTTGCAGGTTCCGGTTCAATTGAACCAAGGAATGGTCTATATTTACCAAGGCCCTTGTGGCCTGAGCGGCCAGCTCCACCAAATCAATTTGCCATTCCTCCCCACATTTGGGGCATTCGTACTCCCCGCCCCAAGTAAAAGTAGCATCTATATTAGTTTCACCGCACTTCGGACATCTAAGCCTCATCGATTTGTTCCTCCATCTCTTTCAACAGGTCGTCTATCCGTTCCAATTCGTCCTTCAGCTGTCCTTCCAAGTCCATAATCTCTGCTTCCATCTCTTCTACGCGGCCCTCCGCCTCGGCCGGATTGGAGAAGCCGAACTCATTCTTCAGACGGTCCAACAATGCGGCCCGCTTGCCCTTCAATTGCTCCACCCGCCGCTCAGCTTCTTCTAACTTGGCCTTGGCCTCTTTGACCCGTGCTAGGTCTTTTCTAAGCTCGTTTTGCTCACTATCCGCCACGTCTAGTCTCCTTCGTTTCTTTCGCCTCTTTCACGGCCTGCCAGACGGCCTCGCGGACCTTTGGCGGGGTTTCGTACGCCTCCAAGAAGGCTTGCAGGTTGCTCTCGAAGTCCACGCCGACCTTGCCCTGTTCTTGCAAACGTCGCGTGAACTCTTCGAACTGTTCGGCCTTTTCCGACCTGGCCGAAGGCGGAGAGAAAGCCTTCTCCGCAGGGGCCACGTCCAGATATATCGTCTTGGTCTTTCGAGTCTCCGTATCGTACGCCACCACCTGAGGGCGGTGATTCAATTCGCGCTCCGAGTATTGTTGACGAATCAGGACGCCAGCATTGACTACGAGCGCGTCGCCTACCTTCTCCATGAAAGGGTAGTGATAGTCGCCCAACACATAAAGGTCATAGCCGGGATGCTTCCGAACCCAATCAGCGGGGCCGGTCAATTCCTGGCTAGGCCAAAGCTTCTTGTCGCCCACCATTGCGTGGGCTACTAGAACCTTGCAATCGTAATGTTCTTCTGGCGGAGGTGGGGGTTCTTGCCCCCAACCCGCGCCGCGGATGCATACTTCCGTCGTTACGGTGCTCACTGTGAAATCTTCAATCAGATTATTATTGCCCTTCTTTTCGTCCACTTCCCGGTAATCAAGAAGCCACAAAAGCCCCCCGACGTCCAATATCCGCAACATACTACTCTCACGAGCGGCCTTTGAATGATAGGCCAAGTCGTGCTGGCCATGTATTGTCAATAGGTCGGCCCGCCTGAGAAAATCATGTTGTTTCAACAATACCATCAACCCGACCACCAATTCTCCGCTTGGTCTGGGCGTGTGGAAGAAGTCGCCGGGTTGAATTATCAATCTGCACTCTTCCCTCTCCGCTATATCCAAGACCTGATTCACCTTGCCCAAGCACACGGCGGCGAAGTCCTCTTCCGTCCGCCTCTCCGGGCGAGAGGCTCTCAAGTGCCAATCCCCTGTGATAAGCAGCTTCATTTCGCCAGCATCCTTTCCTTTGCCGCAGCGTCCAGCTCTTGCCCACAAGTCGGGCAATGAGTCAGTTCCGCCCGCACTTTATTATATTCATCACGAGCGCTTTCCGCCGCGTCCTTGGCGTCATCCAGGACTTCTTCCGTTCTCGCCAGCTGGTCCAGCAAGCTGTTTATGCTTTGAGCTTCACGGTCCAGGCGGGACAAGGCCCGGTCCAGCTTGGTCGCGGAATCAATAGCCTCCGCCAATCCTTTCGGCGGGGTTGCTCTTGTCAATTCTATCCAAACTCTCTTTATCTCTACCGTCAGCTCGTCCAACGCCCCCCATTGGTCCAGCTTATCTAAAAGCGCTTCGGCTACTTTCTCCGCCTTGGCCACGGCGGGCCTCAGCTCTTTCGGCGGAGCCGTTCTTTCAATGGCCTCGGAAACCTCGCGGATGTCTTGAAGCAATCCCCGCAGCCCTTCCAGCTTCGTTTTTAGCTCTTGGAGGCGGGAAGTTAGCTCTTCGGCCTTTCGCACACCAACTTCATAATCAGGCAGCTTGGCGAAGACGGCCAACTCGCGGTCCAGCTCCGCAGCCCGGCCTTGCTCCGCCGCCTTCTCGGCGGACAATCGCCGAACCCTGGCCTGAGCGGCCGAAGCGGCGGCCTCCGCCTCGTCCAAATGCACGGCATCGTTCAATGCCCGGGCTATCTTGCCGGGGCTGTCCAATACCAGGAACAACCCGGCGGTTTGGGCCTGGACGTTCAACTCGCCCAGGTTCAGCGAATCAGTCACAGCCTCCGGAACCGCCCCTTTCATGGCCTCAAATTGAACCATCTTCCGGCCGGGGAGCACCAAGGAATAATGGCCAGCACTCTTCGTCGTGCGGGCGCGTTCTATCTTCGTGCCGTCATCCAACCGAAGAACGACGCGGCAATTATCATCGTTGCCTTTACGAACGATACCGGGACCGGTGGGGCGATTGGTCGCCAGCCACCGCAGGGCGCGGAGTATGGCGGTCTTGCCCGCGTTGGAAGAACCTACGATAACCGTTACTCCGGGCGAGAACTCAACAAGAGTATCAGCGTGGGATTGGAAGTTTCGGATGTATAGGCTTTCAAGCATCACAAAGCACTCCCCCGCCCATGCCTTGTCGGGCGGGATTCGTTCTTCTTCATCTTGGCCTTAATCTCCGTTTCCAAATCTATCTCGCAGGCCCCGCAAATATCAAAGAGCCTAATGGCCGTATCCGCCAATTCCTCCGCGAAATTGGCGCGGTCGCCGTCCCGCACGGCTTCGGCGGCCTCGGCCAGTTCTGAAACTACCAGCATCAGCTTGCCCAGCATCAACTCGCGTTCGCCGGGGGCCAGCGATTGCGGGGTTCGGAAACCTTTCCGTTCCCGCCACCGCGTGATTTCCTGGCACCATTGGCGGATTGGTTTCATGTCTTTTCCTCTATTTTCGCCGCCTTGGTCCACCCTTTGCCTAAACAACGAGGACAAACAAGAACGGAAGTGGAGCGCTGGCGGTTCAATAAAACCTCCGCGTCGCCCCAAGACCTCTCCGCCACCTTTGCCAAGACTTCGTAGGCGGAATCCGGCATAGAGTACACATAGCCTCGCCCTTGGCAAAACTCGCAAGCAAGCTGACCGCAATGCAGATTTTCAGTTACCTGCGATTGCTTGACCCAACCAACCGCTCGTAGCATTTCTTCGCCCGTCATTTGGCGGTCTTTGTTTTTGTCTGACATCTTCTACTCCTTCGTCTTTGTTTTCGTCCCCTTCCTTGTTTTCTCATACCGCCGTTGGTCCGCTCGGCGAGCTGTTTTCGCCGTTTTGCGCCGCGAGTTCCCTGATTGTTCTGCGCACCCCCGCCAGGATTTCACCCCTTCCAACGCCTCCTGAATCGCCTCGCCCATCAAATCGCCATGACCTTTAAATACGCGGCCACTTTCCCAAATGCGGCAGAAGTAACGGGAAAAGACGCGGTAGAGCTCCCAAAACTCGTGCTCCCGTCTTAGCTTGGCCAGTAGATTCAGCGTGTTTGGTCTTTTGGCCATTATTTATCCTTACTCACTGTTTGCAAAACTTTCCGAACTTGGCCTAAAGCTATCATCGCTGTTTCTGCTGCCCGGAAGGCCTCGCTCACCGCGTCAAGGGCGACCCGATAGCTTCGCACTCTTCCAGACATCCATTCCGATGCTTTGTGCGTTTTGTATAACGCCTGCGAAAGGCCCTCTTTGGCCACGGCTAAGTTCGTTTGAACATCAGGCATTGCTGTCCTCCTTTCAATAGATTGATGCATTGGGCTGCCTCTCGCCATCGTCTATACCTCCGGCCATTCAGCCCATTCCCGCCCGTCCCCGTACCCCTCGGGGACTCCCGCGGCGCTAGCAACCGCCTCTTCCCTTACGTCCGGGCGGGGTTGCCTTTGGTTACAGCCACCTAGCTATTTTCCTGGCAATCTCTCGGGCCTCCCGGCATTCCTTCTCTTGTTTCAGCTCATCAATTCGCGCGTCAATCGCGCCAATTATGGCCTCAGCGGGCGTGCGGCCACTGGTGGTCTGCGCCGGGTAATAGCGGAAATCAGCGAATCCGTAGAGTACGTCGTTTTGTGAAGTGATGTACCTTGAAATACACCATCCGTCAGGGAAAAGGCGGCTGAGTGCCTCCCACCAAGTTTCTTCCTGTTGAGACGCCCAGACGGCCTTATTGGCCGCTTCAACAGGGCTGCCAGCGCATGTTGCGATAGGGCGAGTCAATTGCGGCTTGGCGCAGCATGTGTAAAACCAATGGCCGTCGTCCCCATTGATGCCCGCCCTCAGACACCAACCGTCGGGCAGGCATTGGTCAAGCGCCTGCCACCATCTAAAGAAGTCTGATACTCTTGTCATTTTTGTAGTCTCCTTTCCGTCCTGCCTTGCCCGCCCGCCGCCTTACCCCTCGGCGGTTCCCGTGGGCGTTTTGGCGGTCGGTGATTCCTCCCGCCGCCGCGCCCTGCACTCTTCCACGTCAATCAATCCGGGCGGGCTTGCCCCTAGCCGTCGCCCGCAGGCGAGGCGTTCAGGGCAAAGGCCACGTGGCCTCGGATGATACCTATCCTTGCCTTCCGGTACCCTTACCACGACCGCCGCCTCGACCGTAGCCGGGGCCACCTCGGCGGCATGGGCCGGTGTTCCTGCCCCGGCGTCCTCCGCCGGGCTGGCCACGTCCGCGACCGCTTCCGTTCCTTGCTGGCCTGGTCATTGGTTATCCTCCTGTTTCCGCCTGCCTGATGCGTTCTACTTCGACAAGAGCTTGCTTGATTGCCCTGCCCATGATTTTGTCTCGGCCCGACGCCAAATAGTTTCCGCCGAGCGCCGCCGGGAGCCAGACGTGGCAATAATGGCCCTCTCGCGGACTATACCCCAAGTGCCATTCTGTGTTCATCCGCCGGAGTTGGGCCAACAAGCCAAACGTATTTATTCGCTCTGTTTGCTTTGTCATCGGTTGTTCTCCTTCCGCCGTTTGCTGCATACTTGTCTTATGGTTTCATCTACGAACAACACAATCAAGACCGCTGCCACTATCGGCCACCACAACGCGAACAGGGCGGCATCCTTCCATCCGAAGTCCTCTCCGACGGTCAGGACGAAGGCCACGACGAAGCCGACGAGGTACACCAAGGCAGCGAGGATGAACCAAGTCATTTCTCCTCCTCCTCCACAATTTCCGGCGGAACTTGCCAGCCCCGCGCACGGCAGATGAAGCGGACAAGCTGGGCTTGACCGGTCTCAGAGAGATACACAGTGGCGCCCGAAATAATGGTTTCAATCCTCAACACACCCGAATCTTCAAACCGACCAATAGTGTTCTTTTCGTTCATACCATCGACGCGAGCGGTCAGGACTTCTCTAAGCCGGTCGTAGTCTTTAGAGATGACCTTAAGCTTTTCTACTAATGATTTCTCCGTTGCCATTCATCCTCTCCTTCGCTTGCCCGCCCGGATTCAGCCCCGCCGCGTCCAAAGCGGCGGCGATTGCAAACCTCAATTGACGACCGCAAGCATAAAGCCATTCACCTTTGTGTTTGATGCCGCACGCATATCCCTTGCTTTTGTGCCGGTACAATTCCCATTCAAGGCATTGTGCCAACAAAATCCGAACCGCCTCAAGGTCAGTTTTGGCCTTCGCCATTGTCTGTCTCCTCTTATCTTGTGTCCATCCGCTCGGTTTCCCCAGCCGAGTCCCCTGCCCGCAATGCCGCGCTCGAGCGGGCAGCATTGCTTCACTCTCGCGGCAGGCAGTTCGGGCCTCTGTGGCCTCGGGCAGCGCCACCGGGCACCTGCCGTGCCCCGGACGGGCAATCTTCGGTTGTCAATGTCATGCCCGCCTGCCCGGTTTCCCCAGCCGGGCTGCCGCCGCCGTTCGGCGTCGCGTCGCCGCCTACCCTCTCCGATTGGGACCGGCCAATATTGAGCCAGCACAGGCTGCCAACGAGGCGCTCCCCGCGCCTCAGGCGGGCAATCTTTGGTTTTCAATCTTTGCCGACCAGTCTATTATACGCAGACTTCGCTGGAATTGCCGCCAAAATCTTATCTACACAAGCTTGAACATCTTGTTCTATGTCTCGCCAATGCAGTCTGATGACGGTCCAACCTTGCCTTTTCAGGATAGCTTCTTTCATCGCCAAACCTTACCTCACCTTACCACACCACACCGGACCCGACCTTGCCTCACCATACCCCGCCCAACCTCACCTGACCATGCCTTACCTGACCGAAACTATTATTCCTCGGATTGGGGCGATGCTCTTTATGACCCACAAAAGACGGGGCGATTCTGACCCTGGCCCACAAACCCGCTTGTTTCTACTAAGATGGGAGGGGCAACGCTCCGGGTGGCCCACGAAAAACGAGGTGATTTCATTCTTGACCCACTACCCATCTTCGTTTGCCCTCAGTCTATTATATGTCTCCCGAAAATCAGGCTTGTAATTTTCAGGTTCAGCTACATGTTTTTTCAGCCATTCCCATTGGTCAGGACGGTTCTTCTGGAGCCACAGAAAGAAAGCCACCGGTCCCTTATGAGGGCTAATCTCCCGACTCCACTTATGATGCGCTGAGCACAACGTTATCCCGTTTGAAACTTCGTGCCGTGTATCCGCCCGGCCTCTACTAAACAGATGATGGACCTGAAGATTGCGGTCTGTCCCGCAAACAACGCAACGATAACCATCCCTTGTCAAGACCGCCTTTCTCCAAGCCTCATCCGCCTTGTTCCGCCAGTATCTAGAGGCAGGATTTTCCTTGGCCCTTTGAAGCTTAGACTTCTTCTTGCGCCTCTTGGCCATGCCGTCTTTTCCTCGCCCTCCCCGGGCCTTCATAGACCACTTGCCAGACCCGCGCCACCTCGGCCTCCAGCTCCTTTTCCAATCCGGCCCTCTCCACGGCCTCGATGGCCCCCTCTATTCCTTGGCCCAGCTTTTCGCCTCGCCAGGACCACCAGGCCCCCGACTTCCCCAGCGCTGTTTCAATTCCGGCCTGGGCCTGCTCGGCCAGCCATTCCAAGTTGCCCCGGATGTCGTCTATTCCATAATCAAACAGTACATAAAAGAAGGTCTCCCGTCCCGGCGGCGCTATCTTGTTTTTGACCACCTTGGCCTTGATTTTCACCCCTACTGTCCTACCTGCCCGGTTCTTCAAATCGCCGGCCTGCGCGAGAAAGATGCGCGTGCTGGCGTATTGCTGAAGGGCCTTGCCGCCGCTGGTGGTCCATTTCGGGCCGAACATGACGCCGATATTGTCTCTGATGTGGTCCACGGCTATCAAGGCCACATCGTTCCGGGCCATAGGGGCCAGCCACTTGCGGAAGCCAGCACTCATGCGCTTGGCCCTCTCCGCCCGATAGCTCCTTTCGTCCAAGGCTTCGCCCTTCTCTGTCCTGCTGGGCAGGGCCGTGAAGGTGTCCACGCCGATAGCCAAGGGCTTGGGCAAAGGCTCAACCTGCTTGGCCTTCGCCCCCTCGCCCAATCGCCCCTCCACCAGTTGACAAAGTGGGCCAATCTCTTCGTCGAATACGGCCTCTATGCTTTCGGGGTTGCGGTAGCAATAGTCCTTCTCGATGCGAACAGCCTCATATATGGGCATGTTGCGGGCCTCGGCCTGTACGGCCTCATCCGCCCATTTGCCCACGTGGAGGCCGAACAGTTCCGCCCGCAGAAAGTCCGGCGTGTATTCCGCGTCCTCTTCCACCGCGTAGCCGCCCAGCCGTTGGGCAGCCCCTAAAATCTCCTTGACGATGACGGTCTTGGCGGTGGAGTGGTCGCCGATAATCTGCGTGGTCCGGCCGGAGCCTACACCGCCGGGGTAGCGGTCGGAAATGGCCAAGTCCAGCAGAGTTGAGCCTGTGCTCAGAAAATACCGGCAGGGCGGCAAGTCCTGGCGATGAAGGCTCTCCGCCGTTCCCCTTGCCTGTTTTGCCGACCTTCGTCTTTTCATTCAGTCACCCCCTTCCGCCTCCGTTTCACTCCCCGCCGTTCCCGCCGCTTGGCTTCAATTTCGGCCTCTTTATCTTCAGCTGCCTTTACCCGCGAAGCCGTTTCGTTCCTTCGCATGTCTCGTTCTTTCACTTCTACATCGCCCCAATAGTTGTTTACATACAACTCCACCTCCGACTTGAGCATGGAGCGGCGATGCTCAAAGGCATTGGCCAGGGCCGCGGCCAAGTCCGCGTCCCGTTCCGCTTCTATCTGGGCCTTGCGGGCCGATAAAACGTCGGGATGCTTCGTGACCACAGAGGCGATAGTGGACTCCGTAACCTTCTTCAGCCCGAAATCCTCAGGGCCGCTCCTTACCTCCATCTCCACGCTAGCCGCCACCTCTTCATAGTTCAACTTGGCGCGTTTGGCCGCGGCCTTCAACTCGGCGGCCAATTCGCCAGCCCGGAAAGCCAACTCCGGCTGGCCTTGGGCGTCTTCGTGAAGGCCGTGAAGATTGATATGGAGGCAAGACTGAAGCTGATTATACTCCAACTCTTGTTCGGGGGTCATAGCCTATTCCTCTTCCTTGCAAACGCCAACGCCAGCCCGCCGTGACATAGTGGGCTTAGCATCAGAAGGGCACGTCCGGGTCGTCTTCTTCCGCCCGCCGGCGGGCCTGTCGGCGAAGCTCTTCCCGCTTCCGGCGCAGCCGTTCTACCCGTTTGGCCAACTCGGTTTCGTCGTCGTCCTTATCCCGCCGGGGCGGTTTGGGCGGCTCCTCTTCTAGCTCTTTCTCATCATCTTCGGCAGACCGGGGCCTTCGCCGTCCCCCAGACCGCCGTTCAGCCCGATAAGAGGGTTCATCCTCAACGGGGCCTTCTTCTACGTCCTCCCCATTAACTTCGTTCCCCCCGTCCGACTCCTCAACGGGCACCCCGGACATGGCCTCCATGATTTCGTCGTAGCTGGCAAAATGCAGCACGTCCATTACGCGGGGCACGGAGTCCACGATGTCTTCCCAATCCTCCACTCGCCAAGGCTTTCGCTTGGTGCGATACCCGAAGTATTTGGTGTCCGTCTGCCCCGTGCCGATTCGCTTGAAGAAGAAGACCATCTCTTCTTCCGGGTCTTGAAGGTCCACAAACTCGCCGGTGTCGGGGTCCTCGCCTTGCTCCAAAACACCTTGGACATAAACGGACCAATAGGGCATTAGATATACCTGAACTCCCTCGGCCTCGGCCTCCGGGCTGCTGGCGTCCACCAGGAACACCAGCATCGACTTGGGCTTCTTGGCCGTGAACCCGCCAGTGTAAGGGGCATAGCGAGACACCTTGGCATAAGCCTTCTTTCGGTCCTCCTCGCCCAGCTCATCGCGGACCTTCTTGTATCGCTCCAGCTCGCGCTCGTACTCTTCGCACACGGGACACCGCGCATCCCGCCAGACTTCGGGCACCTCCATCCCGAACTCGCGGAACACCTCGCTTTGCATCACAGGACACAGAAAAGCATCGCCTTCCGGCCCCACTCCGTAGTGGATATAGAGAGGGAAGCCCAGCCGGTCCGGGTCGTCTTGATGGAAGGGCAGCAAACGGACGGCAAAGGTGTGCTCCGATTCGTTCTTGCCCAACACGGGCCGGAACTGCTTCACCCCCAACTCTTCCAGCTCGGCCTCGGGTTTCAGCGGGCTTTTCCGGCCCAACGAACCCTCGGCCTTGGCCTGAGCCTTGTCCCGCTCGTAGGCTTCCCTGCGGGCCTGTCGCCTGTCGCGTCTATCTCGCGCTCTCCTGCTCATGTTCATCTCCTTTCGGAATCGTGGTCTCTGTCCTCACCTTATTATATCGTTTCAAGCCGTTTCCACCCGACAAGCTCGAAAAATCATAGCTAACAATCCGGCCTCCCCGCTGTCGTAGGTCGGTTCAGTCAATTCTTCTATCTTTTCCACCAACAGGATAGCATCAGCTGTTTTGCGGGCCTTGAGCAAAGCCCCCCGAAGATAGCCCAATATAGCTCGGCGTATCTTTTCCGGGTCTCTATCGGGCAGGCCCTTGAACACCTTGACCGCCTCTTGCCATTGGCCTTTCAAAACGGCCCGGCACAAGTCTATCACCTCGCGCTCCGAAGCTTCGTAGCTCCGAACCAGCTTCAAAGCCTGGTCCTCCGGCAGCCCGTCCACCTGCTCCAGCAAGACCAAGGCCCGTCGGGGACAGCCATTGGCATTTGTCGCTATTTCATCCAGCACATCATCCCCAGGGTCGGAGGCTTCGCCTCGCTCAATCACGCTAACCAATAGCTCAAGTAACTGTTCTTCCGACAAAGGACGAACTTCAATAGGTTCGCACCGCGTGCGAATGGTGGGCAGAAGCTTGGCTGGTTCGGTGGTGCAAAGAAAGTAATAGCACCAGTCCGGGATGTCCTCTAAGACCTTCAACAAGGCGTTTGAAGCATCGCGGGTGAGGCTGTGGGCCTCATCCAGGATGATTGCGCGGTTCCCGCCGCCGAGAGGGGCGGACAAAGTGCGGCGCTCCAACTCGCGGGCCATGTCTATACCACGACTACTGGCCGCGTTTATCTCGTGGATGTTCATCTCGGCGCAGCCGAACTCGCGGGCTGCTATCCGGGCCAAGGTGGTCTTGCCGCACCCGCTCGGCCCGCTCAGCAAATAGGCGTGGGCTCGCCGTTCGCTGGAAACGGCTCGGCGAAGAGCCGCCACAGCGGCCTCGTTGCCGAACACTTCGTCGAAGGTTTTAGGTCTGACACGTTGGTATAAGCCCATGATGTCTCCTTTCAGAAAGCGAACCTTGTCCGACTTGGAATCATATCACTTCCATCTCCAACAGGTTCGGCCCTACTTTGACCTCCACCTCCCAAGGCACGGCCTTATCCCAATCCCAAATCGGCTGTGTGGCTATGGTCCTTTGCAATTCTATCACCTCTTCCAATTCATCGTCTGCTATGTCGGAAACGATGGAGTCGTGAATCTGTCCTATTACCATGCTCCGCAATCCCCTGCGGTTCATTTCCGCCTCCACCTTTATCATAACGGCCAACAAACGATGAAAGGCAGGGCCTTGTATGGGAATATTGCAGATTTGGTTCCGCGTCAACGGGCCGTGCTTGCCCCAATGGACGCGGAACCCGGTCATCAGTCGGACATAGCCCAGTCGGCGGTACTCCTCCTGTTTCCTTTCCTGCCATTCCCGCACGCCGGGCAAATCCCTCCAAAACTTTTCCTCCACCTTTCGTACCCGTTCAATGGGCCATTGCGGATTCTTGTTGGCTATGCTCTTCCAGTATGAACCATAGAATTGAGGGAACACGAACTGGTTCTTGCCCAAATAACGCTCCTGTTTCGTGATTTCCTCTTCCGGTTTGGCGAACAGCAAAGCCGCGTAATGCCGGTGATAGTCCACGTCGTGGGCGATGTTGTATATCAGTCTTTCATCCCGCGAGGCGCAGGCTATGGCCCGGACCTCATTGCCGGAAAAGTCCAACTCCATCAACCAGTCCAGCCGCGGCACGAAAGCTTTTCTCACCTCGGCCATTTCCGGGTCTCTGACCGGAATGTTTTGGAAGTTGGGGTCGCTGGAGGACGACCGGTAGCTCTCGGCGACGTGTAAATGAAAAGAAGGATGAACATAACCATTGTCATCGGCCATGCGCCGCAGATTGGCTATCTCTCCGCCCAGCTTGGTCAGCTCCGAACCCCGCAGGCACAAACGAATCAAAGCCGCCTCCGGCCCGTCAGGCTCCACTTGCTCCAACAAGTTGAGCAAGGACTCTTCATCCGTAGAACAATGAAGCGGGTTGGTCCAATCGATGCCTTTATTGGTCAGCCTTGTGGGCTTCAGGCCGAGCAGACCATAAAACAAGAGCTGCTTATCACGATTACTCCCCGGCTTCCAGCGGCGGCCATAGCGTTGTCGGAACCTTTTCAAACAGGCCGCGTTCATGGCCTTCTGCTCACGTTGCTGCTCGGCCTTGACCTTCCTTTCCAACCTGTCCAATACCGAAAGGTCCAGCTTTATCCCTCGAACCTTGCACCGGGCCATAACAGGCAGGGATTCATGAAACAAGCTACACGCCCTGCGAAGGTCGCCGGTTTCGTCGGCGTCGAATTCGCGCTCTTGGTCCTTGTACCACCTCAACATGTAACGGCAGTCCAATACGTTGTATCGGGCCACCAAGTCCAAGGGAGTCCGGGCCAGGTCCACCCGGTTCACTTCGCTTTTGTAAGTCGTGCCATAACGAACATAGGTTTGAAACTCCTGGCCGCAGACGCCCCGGCGATTGTCCAGAACGTGCTCGCGTACCATCGTATCGCCGATGACGTTGTTTATGGACGTGCCCAGATGAACCACGCTCCAAGGTTCTTCCATTGAAGCCCAGTTCTGAATGACCTTGGGAGCGGGGCTGGCTAAAAACTCGGCCAACAGACGTTTGACTTCTTCCAATTCTTTCGGGGACCAACGAGCGCCTATGTGTTCAACGGGAACACACCAACCTGTATCTTCGGAATCAGTCAAGCCCACCGTCAACAGCTTGGCCCCCTGCTGCCACGGGCTGAGGCAGTTGGTCTCGAAGTCCACGGCCACCGGCGTTTTTGATTCTGAAGCCCGCCTCAATACCTCCCGCACCTGCTCCAAATCTTCCACCAGCTGAAAATCGTCCTCGTCCAATCGCGGGTCTTGATATTCGTGGTCCTCCAGCCATTTCAGAACCTTCTCCAGAAACCGCCGCATCAAATGGTCGTGTCTGCCTTCTTCGTGGAGATACCAAGAGGGATGGTAGCCGCAAGCTACCCAGCAGCCCCACAAAGGACTGGGCAGGATGCGCTCGTGCATCTTTACGGCTGTCGGAACGAAAGGAGCATCATAAAGCACTCCAGCCATAGCCACCGTCCCGAAGGCAATGATAAGGTCGGGCTTGCGTTGTCGGATGTCCTCTTCCAACAGTCGGCGGCAGGCTTCTATCTCTTCTTTGGCAGGCTCACGGTTCCCCGGAGGGCGACAACGGACCACGTTCTGCCGCCAACAATCCCGGTCCAGGTCCAGCCCCACGGCTTCCATTTGTTCCCGCAGGAATTGGCCAGCGGGGCCGACTAGTTGAGTGTTCTGCTTGTCCTCGACCTCGCCGGGGGCTTCGGCCACCACGAAGATGCCCAAACGACCCTCGCCGCTGGTGGGCATTCGTGGGCTGCGGCAATGCCGGAACAACCCGCAGGAAGTACAGTCACGGACGGGGGCCGCCGGACGGTCCAGGATTTCACCCGCGTCAAAGTGAAAAGACCGTGCCAATTCTATACCCACTCTACCGCCGTCAGATAAGTAAAATCCTCTGCCTTGAAAGCCACCATGCGCTTGTCGGCCCCGTAGGCCATTTTCCGCGTCAGGCCCAGAACATCGGCCAAGAAGCTGGGATTGACCTTGAACGATACCTTGGTGGCCGAGTCGGGCAGGTCCAGGTCTTCCGACAGCTCATACAGCACACCATCGGAACTGGAGATTGTCAGCTTGCCTTCCCCCAGCAACACTGTAATCTCGCGGTCCAGGTCCGGCACGTCGGACATCTGGTCCCCATGCCGGCGGACGGCCTCGATAAGCTCTTGAGGCAGCTCCACCTCTTCGGGCAACTCCGCCGCCTGGGCCAAGAACTGCCTGGCCCCCGCAGGGAACTCGCTGGCCAGCAGCCTGGCCCCGATTTTGGTGGACCCCAAGCTCAAATACACCGTCCCGTCCACCACGGCCCAGGATTCGACCGCTTCGCCCTGCTTGGCCAGCACGTCCAGCAAGTCTTGAGACAGCGTAAGAGGCTCCCAGCCTTCCGGCAGCCGTGCGCCGGAATACCCGACGATACGATAAGAGTCGGTGGCAACTAGGCCCTCGTCGTCCACATGGACTCCACACAAGGCTCCCTGACTGGCGTCGCGGGAGGCCGCGAACCGGCAGAGTTTCAAGCCTTCGTCCATCTTCTCAGGCCAAGGACGCCAAGCATCGTCGGGAACCTCTACCTTCAATGAGTCCAGGAATCCGCCCTCATGGGGGCGAATCTTGTATCTGGCCCTACATCGTCCGCAGGTGATATGAAGCTCATTGTCCTTCTGCTCAATCTCCAGCTCGTCCTCCCGCAAGTCGGACAGCAGGTGGAAGAACTTCTCGGCAGGCACCAGGCCGTCAATGCCGGTGTCCTCCGGCAGCTCGGCCCATACGGCCACGTTGCCGTTGCTGGCCACTACCCGCCGGCCTGCAAAACGGAAGCACTTCATCTCCTCCGTTACAGCGCGAGCGTCCACGGCGGGATAGACCTTGACCAACTCATTCATCAGTTTCTTTCTGTCCATTCCATTTAGCTCCTATTGGTTCTTTTCGGCTCCTACCCAACGATACGTTCCCCATCTCGTGCGTTCGACCACGCCATACAGTCGCCCGAAAGAGAGAGCGAAGTTGACTCGCGTGGTGGCTGTTACCTCAGTGCACCCGGTCTGCCTCACCACTTGCTCGGCCACTTCCCTAGCCCTGAACTCGCCCTGTTGTGACATAATCACATTGACCACGGCGGCCAGGACGGCCTTGGCCCGTTTGGGCCGCTTGGTAGTCTCTTGCGCAGTCTCTTGCGCGGACTCTTGTGTGGTCTCTTCGTCGTCCACATCCGAACCCTCGGCCTCCTCAACTTCTTCGACGGGTTCAGCCTCAGGCTCTTCGGGCTCTTCAGGCTCTTCTGTTTGGTCTTCTTGAGCCTCTTCTTGGGCCGTTGGGGTCTCAACCTCATCCTTGATAATAGGCTCCACGGCCTCATCCGCTACAGGGGCGAGCCTTTCGTCCTCCGCTTGGTCCTCTTGGGGAGGAGCGGAGACACTTTTCATCAAAGGCTCACACTCGGTCTTGCAGGCTTCGTAAAGGTCGGGCTCTTCAACCTTGCATGCTTGGCACTCCTCGGTCTTAGGGTCCCAACCGGGCCTGCCCTTCTCATCCACGCCGAACATCTCGCACCGCTTGCGATACTCGGCCAACTGTTCTTGCGTTAGTGCCATCTTGCTTCTCCTTTCGTTTCATTATATGGTCCTGTTTCATTCCTGACGGGGAACAGATAACTATTTTTCATCCCCGACCGTCCTCAACAGCCACTTGGCCAAGCGACGGGTTTGGGAAGGAGCAATATCTACTTCAAGAGAAACCCAAGGGTTGGCCAAGGAAAGAGTTACTTCTTCGCCATCAAAACTTCTTGTGTGTAAAGAACCGCCTTCGCAACAAATGTGGAGGGCAGGAGCCACTATCGTCTTCTCTTTCCTTCTCTTCATCTTCTGTGAATCCTCCCCTATTGTCCTCAACAGCCACCTAGCCAAACGGCGGGCTTGTTGACGAACCAAGTCCACCTCAATAGAAGCCCAGGAACCAATTATTGCCAAAGCCACCCCTTCGTCGCCAAAACCAGTCGCACTCAAACTTCCAGAATCACAACAGATGTGAATCGTAGGTAAAGATATCGTCTTCTTCTTCCTTCTTTTTGTCATCTATGAACCCTCCCCGGCTACTTTCAACAGCCACTTGGCCAAACGGCGGGCTTGTCTGAAGCTCAAAACGGTTTCAATGTCATATCTACCGTCTCTTATTGCTATCCACTCCCCACCTTCTCCATCATCAAGAACACGAGCGTAAAGATGTCCCCACCAACTTTTAGTGCGAAACTTCAACTTGTGTTGTGACACATAAACCATCACTTCCCCTTTCTAAAGTTAAACCGCCCCGGCGGCACCAAACCCGCCTCTATCAACATGGTCAAGGCCACTTCCGACGCCTTGGCCCAGCCTGCCGGAAAGACGGGCAATTCCGGCTTTTCGGGCGGGGGTGGGCCGTCCCGCAACACACCGGAAAGGATAGGGCATTCCTCCGGTGAAGAGCCTTCTTCAATTTCGCCCCCCTCGTATCCCGCCTTCTTTAGCCTTCGTTCATATTCAGCTATCATCCGGGAACGCCAGTAGTACTGGACAGCCCTTAGCTTTTTCTGGTCTTCCTTATACCGCCGCACTTCGGGATGGTTCTCATGCCGAGCAAGGCACGTTGGGCACTGCTTCGGATAGTTGCTCCACCCGCCCCAAGTACCGGGGACAACGCCCTTGATACACTTGTCGGGGCAGTCCTCAAACCAAATAAACTCCTCCCGACTTCGCCTCCAAGAGGGCAGGTGTGGCGGATGAGACATCAACTTGGCCCCCGAAATCAAACGTTTGACTTCGTAAGGCGAAGCATTCATACAGGCGGTGCACAATCCAGTGTAGGTACCCAAATACAGTTCCGCCGGACGGTTGCCATCGGCATTGAGTGGCTTGCCGCAGCGATGGCAGTTGTGAGGAGGAAGCATGCCATTTTCATCCATGCTTTCCGCCGCCTTCTTCCATGCCTCCACCGCCCCGCCCAAGTCAAATCTAGTCATCGCTGCTTTCCTTCCGCCCAAACGACCGCTCGGCAAAGAACATATGGCCCTTCGCCACACATCCGCGCCGAGGTCTCTAATGGATTATATCCGTAGCTCCACGATAGTCGGCCCCATCCGCAAACGTTCTCCAAAGACATCCACTCCTCCAGGCCAGCCCGGGTGCCCTGCGGGAAGAAGAACTCCGACAGCTCATCCTCGCCGTCCAGAACGGTTCCTATCAGGTCAGTCCCGTCGCCTTCGCCACCACAAGGGCCTTCCAGCTCCAGCCAAGCTGAGCCGTCCGAACAAGTAGCTGGTTTCAACACCGCACCCGTCTTCAGCAGCTTCAACGGTACGCGAAAAGTCAGCTCAACCTCAAGGCGAATCCGCAGCAAGTCCCGAACCGGCCCCCATCCGCTCAACAGGCCGCCTTTGCCCGACCTGGGATAAGGCCCCGAAAGCTCTATCTCCGGCTCCTTCCAATAGACCGTATTGGGGCGTTCTAGCTGCTTTTGCAGTTCTTGTCGGGCCAAGGACAGGAATTGTTCGCGGGCTGAAAGAGTCGAAGATTGATTGTCTGTTTTCATCGTCTGTCCCCTTATTCCGCCACTTCAAACCATCGCCCGCACTTGTGGCAGAGGCGAACGAAAGGCAAGGCCCCAATCCCGCGGGCTCGGGGATACAGGGCCATTTCCTGACCGCAACAAATATGCTTGCCTTCCTTCTTTGCTTGTCTCCTCTTCGTCGTCTTAGCCATTTCAGTCTCCTTTCTCGTCCTTTCTCGCCGTCCCCAAGATTATACGAAAACCAATCACTTTGTAATCATCTCCCCGAAAGCCCTGGCGCTCGTTCATTTCCTTCCAGTTGGCAAACCCCCGACGCTGCGCCCAAATGTCCAGAGCCCTGGGCACGGAGTTGGCCCAGATAAGGTCGTAATCAAAGCCCATTTCCGTTTGTATCTGCCAGCACGCCATGTTTAACTCTCCTCCCCCAAACCTTCCAACGCCGCAACGAATTCGTCCACAAACGAATCAGAACCCTTCGGGAGCAAGGGACGACTCTTTTCAAGAAATTCAGCAGCCTCGCACCACCGGTTTTGGTCTATCGACTCGGCGAGTTCACATATCGCTGGCCCCAACCCTTCGGCTCCATATCCTGAACCGTGTTCCCTAGCCAGCAAAACCACCCAGCGGGCTAAGCATTTGTAAATCCTGTCCTTGTTCATTTTATTCTTTCCCCGCAATGAGGGCAAACGCTATACACGCCCGCGGCCTCCAAACGACCGTCAGGCTCTACCCATCGCCGACAGGCGGGGCACCATCGGCTTTCCAGGCGTTCCGCGACCGCTGGCGGAACCTTCGCGTCAAACCGTTTGGCCAGCCACCTCACGGCGGCCCGCCAATCGCCGTCTGTGGCGCGATGGGCCGGAACCGGATGGCCCCAGCCTTCGCGGAACGAGCCGACCTCAAAACTGCCGCCCCCGTTCCACGGCTTCGGCTCGTGCTCGGCGATGCGGACAGTCACCTCTGTATCGTCCACTCCCTCTTCGTCCGGTGGAACGTCGGGCCACACAACGACGTACACGGCTTCGCTGGACTGGCTGTAATACCAATCAGCCCGCAAACCCATCTCTTCCGCGGCCCAAGCCACCATTTCAGCTATGCAACCAAGGTCTTCCGCTTCGTTGTCCGCCAGAGTCGGCGGGTGAGGATAGTAACGGGTCATTCCGAAGCTCCTTTCATTCTGTGGCTTTGACGACTCCAGTTGTCACGGCCCGATTGAAAACAACAGGTCTCATTTTCATCATATCACCTTCACCCCGCGGGCTTCAAGGGTGGCCTTGAGGGCGGCCAAGCCCACATCGTCCAGCTTGCGGACCATCTCCCGCAGGTCGCCGACGGTCCGCAGGTTGGCCCAATCTATCTGGTTCAGCGGCGTGTCCGCCGGCCCCGGCATCCAGCCGTCGGATTCGTCGGTTAGGCCGTGCTTGGCGTCGTCTCGCACGGCCAACTCAGACCGGACAAATCCGGCCAGCTGGTCCTTGAGAACGAATTCGGAACAAGCGTCTAGAAGGGCTTCAATTTGTTTCATCTCGGTCCCCTTTCCAGCTTCTACGCATACCAGGAGCAATAGAAGCTCCTGCCAGCGGCCAATTCCTCGGGGCTTATGGGCCCGGCCGTTCCGAACTTCATCCGCACGCCGAAGTCCTGAGCCTTCTTTCGCATCTCAGGGCCGATAAACTTGCCGGGCTCAGGAACGACGTATGTGCTCATGAAAGCCCAGGGGCCGACCTGCTTGGCCGCTATCTCCCGGATGATGACCTGCGAACCGCGAACGGCCACGACCTCGTAGAACTCGCAATTCGTTTGTTCCCAGCCCCAAGAATAATGGAGGACAGTGCCGACCTTTGCCCACGCTGGAAGTGCTGTTGCCTGTTTCATCCCGTTCTCCTTTCTCGTTCTCATCACACTAGCATTATATGCCTCTATCGGTTTTAGTCAAGGACGAAAACAAGAAAAAAATGAAAAATTATTATTCTTTGTCTCATAAGAACTTACGATGTCCTAGGCCGGTTTTCGTAGCCGTAAAGCCGGTCGATGTACTGGGGCATCAGCACGCGCCAGGTGTGGTCGGAGGCCAAGTGACCGGGCCGAACATAGTCAAACCTGGCGGACTCCAGGCAGTCTAACAGCAGGCGAATGGCATCCTCCACCTTCCTGCCCGTCTTCTCGGCGAAAAGAGCTATACGTCTGGCGGCCTCGCAGAACCGCTCGTACTCGGTGGACGGGTTCTTCAGCCTTCCGTAATGTTCTCTGCCGAGGAACCGCTTGGCAAAAGCATCGGCCACTTGTCGCGTGAGTTCGGGATTGACGCTTCGCGTCTTCAACGGCCGGCCCTTTAGGTCCTTCGTCTGCCACCATAGCTTCTTTCCCTTGCGATGAGCTGCCAAGACCCGCTCGGCCCAGCTATCCAAGCTGGCATAGGCCAGATTTTTGCCCTCGAATAAATGCTCGCCCCGTTCGCAGACTTGAAAATAAAGCTTCATTTGAGTTATGAGTTTCTTCAGTCCTACTTGTTGGATGGCCTCTCGCAACAAAGTCATGGTCGCTTCGTCCCGTCGTTTTTCTTCAGGGAACGGCCGGTTCCGGCTTTCGCCCTGGTTATTAGCTCGAACAACGTAGGCGTGTTGATTCCAAGTGCAAATGAGCTTATCAACGCTCACTTTGACTATCTCAGGCATTTCTATTTCTTCCGACGCGGATGACACGGGCGGAGCCTCTTGTTCTTCTTGTTTTCCTGCTAGGTCCAATTCCTTCGGAGGAAGCAGCTTGAAGTTGAAGCTCACGGCCTCTCCTGCCACCAAGGCTTCCAGTTCTTCCAAGCTTAAACGGAAGGAACGTACTCTTGACACCAACGGCCGCTTCCCTCTTCGTTTCATCTTTTGCTTTCCTTTAGCTAGGTCAAGCTAAAAACCAACGGGCGTTTGTTCCCTTCTTCGCTTTCATTGTACGCCCGGATTTGGTGTTCCGAAAGGCAAAAACAAAAAAGGAGGGACAAGCAAAAACGCAACGTGATGGGAGCCATAAGGTTGCACTTTCAGAAAATACCTCGTGAAGGACTTTCCGACTTTATGTTGCTTCTTTAAACTAGTTTAAACTGATTTAAACTAATTTAAACTAGTATAGTGGTTTAAACAGTATATATTAATAAACATATAGTCGGAAAGTCCCTCGTGAAGGACTTTCTGAAAGTGCTTCCCCAAGGGAGCCAACAACTTACGTCAAACGAAAAATAAAAAGGAACGAAAAACGGCACCTAATGCCGTTTTGAGGGACTTTCTGAAAGTGCTTCTCTTTGGAGGCCAAAGACTTACGTCAAACGAAAAATAAAAACATCGCTTATAGACGTTTCTCTTTGGGAGGCAACAAGTTATGTCAATGAAAGGCCCGGTGGCCGTGGTCCTTTGTCAAAGGGCCGTTGAAAAGAGCTAAAAACAAGGGAAGGAAAGGTCAAAGGTGGCCGTGGGAATCTCGGCTGAGGTTGCTGGCCGTTCGGCGAAGGGAATCAGCCCTGAAAATGACTATTGGGAAACGAAAGGTCTGATTTGTTGAGCCGCCCCGTCCGTTGGTTTGCCCAGCAGGCCGCCCAGCTGGCCGCAGGAGGCGTTTTCTCGGCCCAGGTGGTAGATGGATACCATTTGGGTCAGAAAACGCCTTACAGGGCAAATATGGCGGTTTTCTGGTTTGGTCTAGGCAGTGGCTTCGTGTGTCCTGCCAAAGTCAAAGCAAAGGCCCTCGCCGCAACGTCCATATAATAAGAGCGAAGGGAGAAAGCAGAATGGAAAAGTTAGAGCTAATAGATGACCGTGAGGTCTTTAGGTATGTCCGCCATGTGGTGGGTGTAAAGGGTGTGCTTTTGGTGGAGCTATGTCAGCTGGAGGATTACACTGTTACGATGCGGGTGTTGGAACAGGCCGAAGAGTTGCGGGCCGGGTTCATGCCGGACGGGGAAGAAGCCAAGCCAGAGGTTTTGTACGACGACTCCGAGGTGTCCGTAGTCTCGGAGATATTTCCTGATTTGTCCGTCGTTCGCCAAGGCGGAGAGGCTGGAAAAGTTATCGCACACGTTTGGGGGACAGGGGTTGCTGTGATGATGACCCTTCCGAGCTAGATTGCGAAACAAGACAAGAGGCCGAAAAGGTGATGAGCCGAGCGGCCAAGGGAATCAAGGCAGCTGCGGTTTATTGGGCTAATAAGCTCTATCAGAAAAAGAGTGAAGCAAAGCCTTCGGAATGACCAGAAAAAAAGAAAATAAAAAAAGGCGGAGGCCGGTTTCCAACACGGCTAAATCCCCATCTGAACAGCCCGTTTCGGAAGGGTCTTCCGGTTCTTCTTCGGTTCAGGAGAACAACGATAAGTCCTTGTCTGAACAGCCTAAACGGTATAGCGGATTCCAGAAGGGATGGGCCGGGGGGCCGGGAAGGGGTAAGACCAAGGAATTGATGAGGTTGGCCGAGATTCGCGCAGCCAAAGGCAAGCCTGAGGACAAGTCTCTGCCAGATGAGTCCATCTTCGAGCAGATGATGGAAGCCCTCCAAGCCTATGGGCCGGGCAGGTTCTTTTTGGACATGCTCAAGAAAAGCCCCACCACCTTCGCCCAGCTGGCCCCTACGTGGGAGAGATTGGCCGGCAAGGGCCTTCATGTGGACAAGGAACGCCCTGTCGTTTTTGAAACTCGATTTCCTGGTGTTCACGCGGTCAAATCGGACTTTGACATCTACGCTGTCGTGGAAGAGAACGAAAGGTTGAAGAAGCTATTGGCCAGGGCGGAGGAACGGGCGGGGAAGGCGGAGAAAGCCGCCAGTTCCGCCAAGGTTGCCAAGGTTGCCAAGACCACCAAGGTTGCCAAACCAGCTAAGCGGGAGAAGAAGGAGGGGGAAGCACCTTCGCCAGACCAGCCGAAGCAATACGAATGGGAAGACCTGTGAGTTGGCTGAGCATTTTGAGCTTGATTCTGCTGCCTTTGACGATTCTGGACAGGGCTTTCCACGCCCGTCGGTTCTGGTGGGCTCCTTTATTCGGTTTGGCTATCCAAGTGCCTTGGTTGGTGTATTCTATCGGCTTGGGTTGGGATGGGATAGGCATGACCGTCATGGCTTTAGCTATAGCTGGCTTGTATATCTGGAATCTGCCGAGGTGGTTGAAGTCCCGGCGGGTATAATGAGGGTGAGACGAAGAAATGATGATTGACGAAGAAGCTTTTCAACGCCTTAAAAGCTGCTGTGATGAATGGGAGTTGTCTTACGAGAATGGCTGGTATTCTTGCGGGGTTAGGCTCCGCGGGAACCCCAACATGTACTATGCCACTGCAAAGCGTTTATGGGAGGCCGTGAAGCAAGTGTTGGATGCGGGTTGGTTGGATTTGAAGAAAGGAGAAGGAAATGGTCGCTGCGGGCAAGAAGAACATCCCGCATGACCCTTCGCCGTTTGAACCGCTTGAGGCTCCAAGGAAAGGTTCAGGTTTTTGGCCCAAAACAGTCGCGGGGTTTTTAGTGCTTTCGGCGGTGGGGGCGACCTTGGGATATTGTTTGGGCCAATTTGAGGAGCGTTTGGCCCGATTAGAAAAACGTATAACCCGCCTTGAAGCCCTAATGAAGAAGGCAGGACAGACGAATAACCCCGTTTCGTTTTCTTCGTCATCAGACAGTTTGTGGCAGCTGGGTTCTCGGCCAGTGGTGGACGTTTGGGATAGGGCGGTTAAGCTGATTCACTGGCGCGAGTCCCGCTACGGCCAAGACCCGCGCTGCCGGCGCGGCGTGGTCGGTCCTGCCGGCGAGCGGGGCGAGTTCCAGGTGACGCCGATATGGGCCGAGGACGTGATGCGCCTGACCGGCGAGACGGTGGACCCGTACGACGTGGCCCAGTGCCGGCGGCTGGTTCGGGCCTGGCTGGAATACTACGCGCCGAGGGTCGGCGCTTCCACGCCGGAGCAAATGGCCGAATTGTACCGCCGAGGGCCTGCGGGGTATCGGCGGTGGGCGGAAAGGAAATAGTTGGCATGTTGAAAAACTGGGAATCGAAGGACGGCAAGGCGGCCATTGAAAAGATGGGCAATCCGGTTGTGCCGTTGGTGACGCCTGCCCCGCCGGAGGCGAAGCTGTCTCGGGTTGAAGGAAAAGGTTGGATGCTGGTAGTCTCTTTGGAATCATTTGAGCGGCTCCCTACGTATGTGATTGAGCCGTCGGTAGCGCTCGCCCTACTGCGCGATTGGGCTATGAATTATATCAGTGAGAGGGGCGTGTGGATTCAGCCTCGCGGTAGCGGTTGGTCGGTGCATAAAGAGTACGAACCTTCGCTTAACGCGCAGAGGAGGAGACTTGTTTTGACTTGGAGTGGCGACTATTTCGAGAAGGTGATTTGGGCCGAAGAGAAAGAGGGGCGTTGTGTTTGGTTTGGTGATATTGACGCCGCGTTCATCATGGCGGTTTTGAAGGCGGACGAAAGGACTCCAGCAACGCTGTAAGAAAGCAAGCACCAAGGTTAACCTCACGGAATGGATTACGTGGCCAGTTAGCTGGTCGGGAGCCGCCGAGAGGATTGTGAAACCGAAGGAGCGCTGACGACATGAAACAGGTCAGCATTAGAAAACAATTCATTCGCCGGGCAAGAGCGGCAATCACCGAACATGTCCTGCCCTTCTTGCAGGGTGCCGTGCAGGCGGACGGCTACGCTTACGACGACAAGGGCAACATATACGAGGTCCATTTGTTCACCTGGGTCGTTGCGTTGATTCGTTGGGATAAAATGCCCCGCGAGACCGTCTTGGTGCCTGCACTGGCGTCACTCGACGGCTCCCAATGCGTCATCTTGGGTTTCCCGACCGACAGCGGGCGCGTCACCGATGTATCGAAACAAATACTTGACGACCCGCGAGTCTTGCGGGCCCTCATCTTCCCGCGTGGCACAAAGGCAACGTTAGAGGCGACGGAGGGACTCCCCAGCCTCAAGGGTTGGAATCGCCTGCGCTGGCGATTTGAGTTGCCTGCCTGGCGGTCCTGCGTTACACCGCAGGGGCTGCGAATAGAGGGCCGGATAAGTGCGTTCGGCCTCAGGCCGATGGGTCGGAGATGAAAGGAAAGCATCGTGGCGAACCTCAAGGAATGGATTTTGAGAGAGGCCGATGGCGAGCCGATTGAGGGCGTCGTTATCGGCAGAATGGATGGAGCTTGTAATGAGGATGCCGTGCCCCGTTACGACGAGATGCCTAAAGGGAAGCTGCTGTCTTGGGAGGAGGCCCAAGGCTGGTTGGATTACGAGTTTGATGAGGGCCTCGGGTTGATTGAGTGCCCTCCCGTTTGGGCTTGGACGCCAACCAAGGTTATCGCTATCGGCGAGTATGACGGCTCGACGTGGCCGTACAGCATCCCGCGACATCCGACAGACGGTGTAATGCCCGCGATGTAAGGCGGAGGTTGAGTCAAAAAGAAGGAAGCCGGCGATGACATTTCAAGAGTTCAAAGCTTGGTTCGAAAACAAGCGATTAGAGGGTCATGATATAAGGCTCGTTCTGGTGGTCGCGGGGACGAGTAAAGGGAACCAATTGGTGGGGCACGAGGGCGGGATTTTCGACTTCACCGACCCCGACCAAGCCCGTGCGTGTTTGCTACAGGCGATGGAATTGATAATTGAGGGAGCTCGGGGAGCGGACAAGGAACATTCCTGCGGCGGGAAGTTGGTGCTTGCGGTTTGTGAGGACATGAAAAGGCAGGCGGAAAGGGCAAGTCAAAAGGTTCTTGGCCGGATGGGCGGGAATGACGAAAGAGAGGACTGATATGACATTTGAGAAGAGAAAAGCTTTAGTAACCGCATACCATCAAGCCAGCGCGGCTGCGGACCGTATCTTCAACGCATCTATGGAGCTGGAGTGGGGCAAACAGGATATTGCGGAGTTGTCGTTGAGGTCCGCTTGGGAGGTGTTGGACGAAGCCACGGGGGCCGTGAGAGAATTGTTGCAAACCAACGACGGCTGCGGCGGCTGCGAGATTGAGGTTTACCAGTACCCTAGCGGCTCATGGGGCTGGCGGGCCGTTGCCCGCAACCGTCAGGTGTTGGCCGCTAGCGACGAAACATACATAACGCGCCGCGGTGCATTGCAAGCGCTGAAGCGATTTATCTCGTATATGAAATTGCCCCGGTTGAAAATAGTTTTCAAGGATGACAAGGGGAGCATGACTGGCTGGCAGACTTTGCCGAGGCGAGTCAGATGAAGATTGAAATCTACAAATCCTCCGCCGACGGCTTGTGGCGCTGGCGGGCGGTGGCCCGGAATGGCCGCATCATGGCCGACAGCGGCGAGGGCTACGCGAGCCGGCGGAATGCTCAACGGGCCGTTGATACGTTCTTGCAGGCCATGTCGCGGCCATTCGTCAAGACGGTCGTGTTCGCCTACGATAGGCGGAAGAGGCGGTGGCGGAAAATCAGAGAAGGAAACGAAGATAAAGAGCGCGGCGGCGGTTTGCGGCCCTAGCGTTGGTCGTTAGAAGCAGGCCAGCCTCAAACGCTTGGGCTCTCGAAGCGGACTTCGAGCGCCGCGCCGAATTGCTAACGACTGAGGGAGGCCCGATAAAGCTGTCTATTTGAAGGGCTTCTCCGTTTGTGGCATATAATGAAACAGAAGGGAGATTGAAATGACCGAAGGTATTGATTCTCAAGCGACCAAGGTAGTAGTCAACGGGCAGGCATTGAAGGCGGCCGCGGGCTTGTTGGACTATGTGGTCCCACGTTCTACTCCGAAGCCCGTCTTGTCTTGTGTTTACTTGGAGGCTTTGCACAAAGAGGCGAAGCTGCGGCTGAGGGCGACTGATTTAGAGGTTACATTGGAGCTAACAATGCCGGTGGTTGTCCGCCAGGCCGGCGAGAAAGCACCAAAGGTTTTGCTGGTGCCGGCTCGCCGTTTGGTGGCTGCCTTGGGCCGGGCCGATGGGCCAATTGAGCTGGTTTTTAGAGGACCAGACAAACCGAAAGAGGTTGGGTTTTTGTCCATCGGGCCTGCGGAAGATGTCAGTGAAAGCAAGGCTCTTTTGAAGCTATCGAAGCCACGCAAGGGCAGCAAGGCCAAGGCAGGCGCGACATTGGAAAGTCTGGACCCCGGCGATTATCCTTCGCCCGTGCAGCTAAGTGATGATGCCGCCGGCGGCGTTGTCCACACAGGCACGGCCTCTTTGCTGCGGGCTTTTGAGGTAGTCAAGGACTTTTGTGCCGATGTGGGCACAAGATATGCCTTGAACCGCATAGCCTTTTATCCCGGCGAGATAAGGCTGGTGGCCACCGAAGGGCATGTTATAGCAACATCGCGGATAGAAGAGGCCGTTGCTACTATGCCGGAGGACGAAGCAAAAGAGACAGTCAAACTGTTGGAAAAGCCTTATTTGGTGCCTCCTTCGGCTTTTAGTCTCTTGGCCCGGCTGGCCCCCAGGAAAGGCAAGGTCGTTTCAGCCTTTGGCGGGGACAGCTGTGAAGTGAGCTGTTTTCGCCCTGAGCTGGCGAACGGCAGGAAAAAGCTTCGGGGCGAAGAGGTGAAGGAAAACCAGGTGCCGGAGATGTCGCCCGCAGCCTGGGATTATGTGAGGTTTGAGACTTCCGGTGAGTTCGGGGAGGCCGTTCTTCTCGTGGGTTGTTCGCCGGTGGGCGGCTTCCCGGATTGGAAGCCTTTTATCCCCGATAAGCCGGAGAGTTTGGAGGCTTCGGCTTATCGGTGGGGGCTGGAAGTAGAGCCGACGAAAGAGGCGGTTGAACTAATAGTCAAGCAGATGAGGGCGGCGGAGGCTGATACGTTTTATGTGGATGTGTCCTTTTCGGATGGTGAGCTGTTCTTGAGCCGCGAGGTTAAAAGTTATCCCGGCGATTCCAAGGTTTGGGCCTCCATGCCGGCTGTGGAGATGAAGGGGGGGAAGGTGGCTTCGGGATTCAATGCTGCCTTTTTGCAGAGCATCTTCTCCGCCTTGGCCAAGGCGGGCCGGGAAAAGGTGGAGGTTTTGGGGCCGGAGGAGCCGGAGCGGAAGCCTTGGGTAATTGTTGCCGGGGCGGATATAATTTATGTGGTGATGCCGATGGAGAGGGTTGATTGATGATGCAGTTTGAGATATTCAATGGCTCCTGGACCAGAACGGACAAGGGTTGGTTCTTGTCTCATCCTTTGTGGCGGGACGGTGAGGCCATAGAGATAAGCTTTGAGTGGGCCGAACGAATGCGCTCGTGGCTTTTGGAGAGGGCTTGGAATGATGAGCGCTCGTTGGTTATGGTCAGTAAGACTGGTAGGGCTTGTGTGTGGTGGCAAAAAGGATTTTATGAGGATTGGTTTGTGACCTATGGTTGGAGGCCGTGGACGATAAGGTGGCGGAGGTCAATCCGAAGGGATTTGGTAGAGGAATCGGAAACGGTTGTGTTTGGCATGGCGGGGGCGGCGCGTTTGGCGGATTTATTGACCGGAGAGGAAAATAGATGAATGAAATGGGTGGAGTGGACACAACTAGCTCTTTGAACTTGATTGACGGAATCAAAAAGCTTCGGTTGCGCAAACGAGAACATGGTGTCGAGGTGCAAATCATTTATGATTATGGAGACGTGATAGACTTGTTGTTTACGGACTTGTCTTGGGCGAACGTCCACGCCGCGAGACAGTGGTTTGATGTTGTAGATGATGAAAGGAAGGGTGAATGACCGCCCCGTATTGGGATGCTGAGCGGGAGGCGTGGATAGATGAGGATGGGCGAGAGCGGCATTGTCAGTCCTGTCATGATGACCACGATTATTGGGGCTTCCCTTTCGACGAGTTCTATGTTTATCTGTCGTGGGAAGAGGAGGAGCAAGGTATAGACCCGCCCAAGCCACTCCGTTGCTGTTGTTGTGACCAATGGCACCTGCTCGTGCGTTGGGCTGGCGGGCCTGGCGCACGAATGCGTGATTTTGTCGGCCAACTAGACCGCTGGCCGAAGGAGGCGCAGGCTAGGGTGAGGGCTCTGTTTGAGGAATTGAAGGAAGTGAAGGAAGTGAAGGCAAAGGGATGAATTGGACAGGTCTGGGCATTGAGGTTTGGAAGGAGGAAGATTGTTGGAGGGCGTGGTGCCCGCATTTGGGCCTGCCGAGGCCAGCGGTCCGGGCCAATACTCGCACTGCGGCAATCGTCGCAGCCCAAATCGACGTCACACAACGCTTGCGGAAGTGGGCGGAGAACGGCGTCCTTGACGAACAGCTGTCCAAACGCAACGTGCCTCGGACTTTTGAGAAGCCCAAGTTTGTGGAAGTGTACGCTAAGCTGGGCCGGCTCGTATTTGCGTGGGCGGTGAAGTTGCCAAAAGGGGCGAAGGGAGAGTGAGCGATGGTTGAATCAAGAATCAAAGTGGTGTTAGGCAATATGGAATTTGCAGGCGCTCTGTGGGACTTGAGCCGAGCGGATAAGACCGCCTCCGTTTCTCACCATGCTTGGCGCGGGCTGCGGTTAGAATTGCAATCAGGGCAGGTGGCCGCGTTGTCGGCTTGGTTGTCAGGGGAGAAGCGGAGGGGCGTTTTGATATTCAAAAACGAGCCGGACGAGCAAGGACAAACCGCTCTGATGCGTTGGTCTGAGGCGGGCGGCGGTTCCGGCGTTGTGGCGACCTTTTCTCTGTGGTCGGACCAGTCCAATTGGTGGTCAAAGACGCCTAAATTGATAGACGGGCGAACGGTTACGGTTGCCAAAGAGACCGCTGAGGAGCTCGGTTGGCTCTTGGGCAAGGTGTTACGAGGAGTTACAGACGGCTATGATTGACTTCGCTGGTGCTAGATGGTTCTTCGATGAGTCCCGCAACCCCCATGTACTCCATCCCATCTGGTGGGGGGGAGAGCGGGAACGATTGGGAAGTCGTAATGCCTTTTGATTGGGCGAAGCGGTTTACGTTGTGGCTGTTGGGCGTGGCGGACAAAGAGGAAGGCCGGATGACCGCTCGCGGGGAGTGTCGGGAGGACTTCTTCCCCGTGATGTTTTGGACTCGCTTGCAGTCCGTGGTGGGGTGGCGGGTGGACTATTTGCTTAGGTTGGAGGACGGGCAGGGCAGCCTAGCGCCGTCAACTAGAACGGACTATGAACTCGTTGCTCCGCGAGAGGTCTTTGAGTTCGCTTTGGGATTGGCGAAGCGTCTGGGCCTGAAGGCAGGGTCGCAGATGTACGATTTGGAAATAGTAGACGAAAACACTACGAAGGTTGCTCTCCGCCAGCGGTCGGACGAAATAGAGTTGGTGCCACTGACCGGAGGCGATGAGAGTTTATATCTAAGTGTTCAAGACGCCCGCAGACTACGGGATTGGTTGGACGGGGCGATAGCTGCGATTGAGCTTGGCCAAGAAGCATGAGCCGGAAGAAAGAGATTTTAGAGCGTTGCGGGTTTCGGATAGTCTCCCGCGGCGATTTGGACGGCGACGGCGACGTGGATATGGCCGATGTCTGGCGGTTGTCCGAAGGTTACGGGAAGAAATATGGTCTGCCGGAGCTTATGGCGGTCAGGGACGACTTCGGCAAGCACGGCCGACCTACGTTGCTTCATGGGGCTGCCGTGCTCATGCCGAGATATCCCGGCGACCAGTTGGAGACGGTTCATACCATCTGGCCGAGAACGCCGCAAGAGGCCGGCAGGATGGCCAAGAATATCAAGAAGCAAGGCGGTTTCGTCGCGGTTATAGACAATGAGCAGTCCGGCCAGACGGCCCAGGAGTTCCGCAAGCTGTTGGTCCTGGTGGCCGACATGTGCGATGCTATCAGGGACGAAGGAGTCAGCCCGGGGGTTTGCAGTATAGCTCCTTGGACTTTTGAAACTAAGCTAAGTCCTTGTATCACGATAGACGAAGCCAACGGAATGGTGGAAGAGGTCTTGTTGTCTCATGTTGATTGGTTGGCTTGGGAGTTTTATGGCCCGGGCTTGGGCGATAGGTTGTTGAGTTGGGCCGTGGAGGCTCATCGGTTGAAGTGGGATGTTTGTTTGTTGCCCTACCTTCATCCTTATTCGTTCGGCTCTCGCGGGAGGTGGATAAGCTTCGGAGAGTGGGAAGGAGCGCTCGGAACAGCTCGGCGTTTGTGTGAGGCCGCGGTGTTGTGGGGAGGCACCCCAGGACGGTGGTGGGCGGGTAGGACGCCCGGTTCGCTGTCCGGTCGATGGATGTACGACCTCTTGGCGCTGAAGGTATGGGGTATGACGGGTAAGCCGCCGTGGTTGGGAATAAAGCTACAAGACAATTGAAGAGTTGAGTTCGGAAGCGGGAACACGGTATAATATAACGAGGAGAGGCAAATGAGTGCAAACGTCGAAGTGATTCAGCCTGATACGGAAGAGGGCCGGGAAGTTTATGGGCTGTTGGAGGAGTTGCGGGCGGCTTATCATCCGCACTTGGCCGAGGCGAAGATAGTCTTGGCCTGGCGGCGGGGCTGGCGGCCAACGCGAGAAGGCTTGCTCAAGCTGGCCAAGGCCCGCAAGGTCGGCCCGTTGGATAAGCAGCTTCACGGCTTTGATTTTGTGATAGAGCTAAATGATGAGGTGTGGCACGAGGCTGACTTCTCCCGTGAGCAAAAGGCGGCTTTGTTGGACCATGAGCTTTGTCATTGTTCGGTGAAGCTGGACGATTATGGCGAGCCGGAGACCACGGACGACGGCAGACCGGCCTGGTGCATCCGCAAGCACGACGTGGAGGAGTTCTCCGAGGTGGTGGCCAGACACGGCTTGTGGCGGTATGAACTGGAGCGGTTCGCTAGAGCTGCCTTGGAGGCTCAGAAACGGAAGGATAAGACCCCCAAGCTGTTGGGCCAGGAAGACCAGGAAGGGGAGGAAGGATGACTAAAATCTCTAATATTCGTGTCGTAAATTGTAAGCTAGATGACCATGGTGGGCCGAGGGAGATTATCATCGTAGGACAGGACGGCGGGGCTACTGCAATCAGGCTATTGCCGGAGGCTTTGGAGCGGAGTCATACAGTCGTGTTGAGGATGTCAGTAGATAACTTGGTAGAAGTGGAATATCACACTTGGGCCGAGGTGGCGGATGAACCTAAGCGAGAAGCTAAGCCGACTGAGCGGGAAGGTTAAGGACTGGGCCGTTGCCAACCGCGGCGGAAGGTACACCGTTACGGTAGAGATGGAGGACGGCAGGACGCTTGTTGGTAGGGCGAGGACCTTAGCCGGGGCCGTCAGTGAAGTGGAGAAGGTTGACAAGCAATGGCTGGCCCGCAAGTTGCCGCCTAAGCCCCGGGCGTCTATTTGGGCGGTCAATTATGTTACTGGCAGGGAACGTGGTGTGTTTTGAGGACGGGAGTGTGGTGGCGCAGGAGAGGCAGGACAATGCCTAACGGCGCTTATGACGGATGTGAAAATAACAACTGCTGGAACTGTTGGAGCGCAAAGGTCGCGCCACCACACTCTTTTTGTTTTGAGGGATGAGCAATGGCCAAGAAAGCTAAAGAGCTGGGCAAGTTGGCCGCAGAAGCCTTGGCCGACCTTCGCCAACGATTCAAGAGATGGGAGACGGGCCGTAGTGAGGACGGCCATTTCTGTCGCGTGTGGGATGAGGAGACTGACGAAGTTTTTGAGGCTTCGCATAGGGAGCTGGGCGAAGCAATAACAATAGCTATGGCTAGGGCCGTGGCCGCGAAGGTGTGGCGGGAGCAGGAAAAGGAATCAAGCGGGGACGTTTTGTCGTTTAGTAACGGAGAGGCGAAGGTGACGTTTGGGCGTGCTCCCTCTGAGGCTGGCGTGGTGTTGGAGTTTCTTCAGGGAGACAAGGAGGGGGAGCAAAGAGGGCGGGTTGTTTTGTCTTGGGATGATGTAGAGGAGTTGATGGTTTGGTTGGAATGGGTTTAGAAAGGAGCTGAAATCAAATGTTACTTCCGATGAGACAGGAACCGACGAAGGCGGCACCAAACCCGCAGAGACCTTCTCAATCGAAGAAGGCCCAGCAAATACGGCGGCTGGGCGAGTACAGAAGGTCCGGGGGCTGGAATCCGCGAAGCGGGGCCGATTTTTGGATACACAAACTTTTCGGCTATACTTGGGGGCCGAAGGATATGTTGGACCGTGAAGGCAGGTATCCTTGTTATCATTGTCAAGAGAGGGTCTTGCCGGGGGCCAAGAAGTGCCCGTACTGCGGCGAGAATCCCGAGTGGCCGGGCCTGTTGCCCAAGCTTTTTAGTGTAGTGGCTTATACAATGGCCTTTGTTGGCGGCTTGGTGCTTGTTCTTTTCCTCTTTTATCTGTTGTTAGCCTTTGTTGGTTGTATTGGGGCTATTGGTTTGTCGGTTCTTGAAGCCGGAGGAGGTGCTGGATAACGGCTAAGTTGATTGAACCAACGAAAGAGAAACGCATCGTTATCCCTTGGACACCCTTCCCGAACCAGGTCCGCGCGCACTTAGCCAAGGAAAAGCATATTTTATATGGTGGGGCGGTCGCTGGCGGGAAGATGCTAGATTTGGCTACTCCTGTTCCTACTCCAACCGGGTGGACTACGATGGGGGACTTGAAGGATGGGGACCTCGTTTTGTCCGAGTTGGGCAAGCCTTGTCGTGTGTTGAAGGCCCATCCTGTTGAGCTTCGCCCCCGGAGTTTTCGATTGGAGTTTGATGACGGCTCGGTTTTGTTTGCCTGCGCCGACCATCAGTGGTGGACGTTTGATTACAGAGAGCGGAGGGCTTTGACCTGTTGCTGTGATGAAAAGAGAAGGAGAAAAACTAAAGCAAAGGCCGGACGTTATGGTTCGCCTCCCTTGCCGACGGGGGCAATACGAACTACGGAAGAGATAGCTAGGACGTTGAAAACAGATAAAGGGCTGCCCAACCACGCCGTCCCCGTAGCCGCCCCTTTAGTCTTGGGGAAGAAGGAACCGTCCGGCGGCCCTTGCCCTTTAGGGGTTCGGCTGGGGGCCAATAATTCTTCGGGAACCGACGGGGTGTTTAGCTTTATCCGGTCCTGCGAAGAGGTTGAGCCTCGGCCCATGCGTTGCATCACCGTTGACAATCCGACCGGGCTGTTCTTGGTCGGCGAGTCCATGGTTCCAACTCATAACTCGGCCTGGCTGGTCAACGACGCCCTCCGCATGTGCTTGGCTTGGCACGGCAACCGTGTGGGAATCTTCCGCTACGAGCTGGCGGCATTCAAAAAGACCACTTACTTGACCCTCCGCGAATGGGTTTTGAGCATTCCCGGTCTAGTTGTAGCTCATAATCAGCAAGAAAACTATATTGACTTGGTAAATGGCAGTCGCATCGTTTATGGCGGCCTTCGGCCCAGCTCGCCGTCGGCCGGCGACCCGTTTTCAGTGGTCAAGAGCTTGGAGCTGAACGCGGTTTATATCGATGAGGTTACAGATGTGCCGGAAAAGCTGTATCGATTCCTGGGCACCCGCGTCCCGCGAGTCAAGTGCCGTAACGCCGCCACCGGCAAGATGGAATATCCTCCGCCGAGAGTGGCGGCCACTTGCAACCCTTCTATGGGCTGGGTGAAAACGACCTTCGTGGACCAGCAGCTGCCGAATCATATCTTTATCCGTTCTAGCGTGAGGGACAATGCAGCTAATCTTCATCCTGAGTATGAAGAAGACCTGCGGGCCGAGCACAGTCACGACCCTGATTGGGTTAGGCGGTTCCTGGAGGGCGACTGGTCGGCTGCCGTGGACTATACTTGCATCTATATCGCCCCTTGGCTGGAAGCGGCCAGGAGGCGGCGGGTTCCGCCGGGCCGGCCCGTAGAGTTCGGCGTGGACATAGCCGCCGGAGGCTCCGACAAGACCGTTGTGGTTCGTAGGCGAGGTTTCCGGGGGGACGTGGTGCTGGCCGAACCGGGCGACCCGGACACCATGCTGACCACGGCCAAGATAGCCGCCCTGGCGGACAAGTTCAGGCCCAGCCTAATCAAGATAGACGCCGTGGGTATAGGCAAGGGCGTGTTTGACCAGTTGGCTCATCTTAGTTATCCGGTTCAGGCTATGATTGGCGGTGAGCGGGCGGACGATGAAGGGTTCTTGAACAAGAGAGCACAATGGTATTGGGAGCTAAGGTCTTTGTTGGAGAGGGGCATGATACAACTGCCCGACTTGGACGAGCTTATCAACGAGCTGGGCGATATCCGCTATTCCGTAACGGCCAGCGATAGAACAATTCAGGTGGAAAGCAAGAAAGAGATTATCAAGCGCATGGGCCACAGTCCCGACTTTGCCGACGCCGTGGTGTACGCCTTTGCTGGCAGCAGTTCGGCCAGTGGCGTGGTTTCGGCCTTGGTGGGAGGATAGAAAAGGCATAAGGCCCTTGTTCTGATTTATCTTATTTATTGGAGGAGCGTGAAATGCCGAAGAAGAAAGAGCCGAAGAAGAGAGGCCCGAAGAAGAACGAGGTGACCGTAGATGTGAAGGTTCGGGTCAACTGGAAGTCTTTTATTCGTAAGTTCCTGTCTCGCAAGTTCTTGACCACGTTGGGCACCGAAGTTGCCCTGTTGGTCACGGCCTTGGGCTATGAAAACGGCGACCGCGTGGCCGAGATTATCTTGCGGGCGGGGACCGTTTTGGGCATGGTCCTGACCGCAGTGGTGTATGTTTTCAACGAGGCTTCTGTGGACAGGGCGGCCCTGAAACAAAGCGAACTGGAAACTCAAATCAAGAGAGACGTTCGCCCATAGTTTTGTCTTTCGGGCGACTTAGCTATAAAATCAGGAGGAAACAATGGCCGAGCGCAAGGGCGACGAGGCTGCAATCGCTCCGGTCGTCTCAGGGGGAGCTGTTTCAACTATACCGTTGGGCGAGCTGAAAGAGCTGTTGCTGGGCGAGAACTCACCGATAGCCGAACAAACCGATTATCTCTTCGCCAAGGCCAGCCGTGCGGCTGCCGTGGCCGTTCAGGACTTGTTCGCCTACGGCGAACGTGTGCGAGTGCCGGCGAATACAGAAGAATGGGTCAAGCTTTACACCGACCATGTATGGGCCTATGCCGGAATCTTCGCCATAGCCGCCACCATCGCCCCTTTGGAGCCGAAGCTGTATGAGATAAACGTGGAGACTGGCGAGAAGAAGGAGAAGACGGGCCATCCCGCCGTCCGCCTGCTTCGCCGGCCCAATGATTCCATGACAGGGCTTGAGCTGTTGGAGGCCCTTGTTATTTATCTCGAAACCTGCGGCATGGCCTATTTGGAGGTGGTGTACGAAGAACGCGAGAAGAAGCTGGGCGAGGCCGTGGTGGATGAACAAGTCCAGCCCTCCGAGCTATGGCTTATTCGCCCCGACCGCCTGACGCCCGAACCGCGTAAGGACGGTCGTGGAGTAGAGAGGTATGTTTTCCAGACCAAGAAAGGAGCCAAGAAAGAGTACTTCAGCCCGGACGAAATCGTTCCCTTCCGTTATTTCCATCCCTTGAACGATTGGTTCGGGTTGGGCAGTGTCCAGCCAGCCATTGACGATGTGCGTCAAGACAAGCAAATGGCCCAATGGAATCTGGACTTCTTTGAGCACGGCATTACACCGGAGGGAATACTTCAGACAGACAAGCCCATCACGCCTTACGAAATGCGCTCTTTGGGTAAGCAGATAAAGTCTTTTCTGTCCGGCAAGGGCCGGCAGGTGCTTATCCTGGGCAAAAACCTCAAGTGGCAGACCATTTCACTCAATCCCAAGGACGTGGAGTTCTTGGAGGGCAGGCGGGAGAACCGCCAGGCTATCTTGGCCGCTCTGGGCGTGCCGCCCGTGATGGTGGGGCTGTTAGAACACGCCAAGTATGATAACTACGCCCTCCAGATAGAAGCCTTCCACCGCGATACCATCGTGCCGAAAGTGAGGCGGATAGAGGCGTGCCTGGAAAACTTCTATCTGCCCAAGTGGTCTGACTTGCAGCCCACCGGTGAGGTGGAGTATCGCATTGAGTTTGACAAGAGCGCCTTGGTCCAAGAGAATGAGGACCGTTTGACCGATAGACTAATCAGGCAGATAGAGCACGGTATTGTTACACCTAACGACGCTCGTAGGAGATTGGGCTTGGATGACTACGAAGGCGGCGACCAGTACTATATGAAGAATACGTTGGTGCCAATAGAGAGCATAGAGACTGAAAAAGCTTGGGATATGGAAGAAAGGGAGGATGAGCTTGTCCGCCAGGTCCAGGCCCTTCAGCAAGCCGTGGACGAAAGACTGAACAAACTGGAGCGTGAGGTGGCCGAAGCTAAAGAAGCCGAAGTAGAGGAGACAGACAGCATTGGATGAAATCAACGTTCAAAACGTTTCAAACGTCCCGCGAATAGAGATTAGGGCTAAAAACGTGGCCATTGAGAACTTAGCCCAAAAAATGCCCGCTATCTTGGCCGCTGTCCGCGAGGACCCTTACACGGTGATAGCCGCCAGGGCTGCGCCGGACGCCGAGCCGGAGGTGCTTCTGGTAGGCCCGGAACTGTTGCGCGTCTTGGGCGAAGGTTACGATGCTTATCAGGCCATGCTTCAACGCCCGGAGTTCGGCGAGCTTCAAGCTGAAGTGGCCCAACTTCGCCGGGCTGTCCGAGTGTTGTTAGGACAGTTGGAGGCGATATTGGGCGAGGACGGCGAGGTGCCGGCCAGTTGCCTGTCAGCTATCTTCGGCCAAGAGGTGCCAGCCCAAGCCGTGGGCGAGGGGAGCGAAGGCTGGAAAGAGATAAGAAACAGCTTGCTTGAGTCCATCGGCTCCACGGCGGAGGGGGGAATGCTATAATGTAATGGAGGACGAAAAGGTGAGTGAAGAACGAAAAGAAGGTAGGCGGGATGAAGGGGCGAGGCTTATGGCCGTTGGGGCCTTTCGGGGCAGGGAGAGGATTCGCCAATTGGCCGAAAGATTGGCTGTGGACAGTGCCTGTGTCCCCGAGATAACGGAGGTGTGGTGGTTCCCCCACGAAAAGGAGGTTCGGTTGGTGGAGGTCCATTCCGACGCCCCGCCTTCGGAGGGGCGGGCATTGCTGCCTTTTTATTTTGCCCCCACACCTGATTTCCGGGCGGTAACGGCGGTGGCCACGGTGGCCCCCGGTGAGGTGGGCAGGTTGATTCCGCCGGAAGGCTGGGGCGGTTGGGAATCAGCAGTTCGGTTGAGGGGAGGGCCTTCCGAAGCAACAGAGGCTATAGAGACAGAGGAAACGGAAGTAACGGAAGCAACGGAAACGGAAGCAACGGAAACGGAAGGAAAGAACAAGGGCGGGCTAACGGAAGCATCGGGAGCCGAAGCAGTTTATTGGTTCAAAGAGGTCATGGGCCTTCAGGACTGGACCGTGGATTTATATGTCCAGGACGTCCCCCCGGCTTGGGTAGGCGACCGCGACTGTTGGGGCATGTGCCAGCCGATAAGCGATGAAAAGCGGGCCAGGATTTGGGTTTCGCCCAGCGGTTGTCTGGATAGCGGATATGTAACGCTGGAAGTCTTGATGCACGAGCTGGGCCATATGATGATGGCCGACGCCGGCGTGGACGTGGATACGGACTTCCCTCTTCACTTTTACTTGCACCGCATGGCCGCCGTTTGGGCCAAGGCTTACAAAGCGGACAGGGAGGCGGGATGGAGGCCGGAAAGGTAGAACGAAGGTTAGCTCGCCTGTTGGAAGTATTGACCAAGAGGGCGAGAAGAAAGGCCAAGAGCCCGCCACCTTGCGCGGTGCCCGTACGGCCCCCGCGAACGTATCAAACAGGACGTTGAGATAATATGATGATGGAGAAGGAAAGCAGAGATAGCAAAGAGCCCGTCGGCTTGTTTCTTCCAGCCTTCCAAGAGGTGTTCGTCTGGCCATATTCTCCGGGCGCGGAGAAGCAGGCCAGGGAAGTGGCCAGAGCCTATGTAGCGGCGTTGAAGGCTTTCGGCTGGGCCGAAGAGGTGCCTTTGCCCGGCACAAATAATACGAACACAAAATAGGCTAAACTCTTTTAGTTATGTCATCGTTTTTCATGGACATAAGCAAAGCCCTGAGTGGAAGAACCCGAACACATCGCCGACTGTTGGAGATATACAATCGCAACGTTCGGCGATTCTATCGGGCTGTCCGCGCTTGGCTGAAGCTGATGGACGAGGCCGTGATGTATGGTGTAGTTCATCAGCTTATTTTAGGCATGGAGCCGGATTTGTCCTTGATGGAAAATCTCCGGCCTTGGCTGCCGGAATATTCTGATTTGGGGCCGGACGTGCTGCGAAAATCTCAAGAGCTAAACAAGATACAGCTGGACCCCGATACTATCACCGCCCGTTTGGTGGATTGGAATTGCCTGACTAATAAAGGCACTCAGGTTTTTGGCCGACAGCAAATGAGCATCTATGCTCAGAGCATGGACCGGGCGATTCAGTTGGCCAAGTGGAAGACCTCTTGGGAAGTGATAAATCGTTATGCAGTGGAATGGGCCAGACAGAACGCGGCGCAAAGAGTTACCCGCATTGTCGAGAGCACGCGGGAAGCCTTGCGCGACGTTATAGCTCGCGGGATTGAGCGCGGCCAGAGCATGGAGACCATAGGGCGATACATTCGCGGACTGGCCGGGCCTGACGGCGAACCTTTGGTGGGGCTGAATAGGCCACAGATAAAGGCATTGGAGAGGGTGGAAGAGAGGTGGACTGAGCGTTATGCCTCCATGCGAGGGGGCCTGACCCCGGCCCGCAGAGCCCGCCTCCAGCGCGAGCTTATGCGCCAGCGGCGGAAGATGCGGCGGTATCGGGCGGAGATGATAGCTCGAACGGAGACGGCTACCGCAGTTTCGGCCGGGACTCTGGCGGGGTACAGAGAGGCCAAGTTGACCCGCGTGCAGTTTGAGTCCAGCGCGGACGCCTGTATTGTTTGCCTGGGCTATGATGGGCACGTTTGGAATATAGCAGAGGCGGATGGGATAATTCCTGTTCACGTTAATTGTCTGACATATTTCGGAACTCCTGTCTATACGGCGGACGGTTGGAAAGGGATAGGCAAGATTGGAATAGGAGAGTTGGTTTTAACTCATAAAGGCAGATTCCGCCGAGTGGTCCAGGTACACCGAACGCCGCGACAGAGACCGGAGGTTGTTACCTTGTCTTTGGGCGTGAGGAGTATGAAGAGAAAGAAGCTTCAATTGACGGCGGACCACCCCGTGTTGGTAAACGGGCAGTGGCGAAGGGCGAGGGAGGTTGAAGCTGGGGATAAGGTGAAGTTCCTGGTAGAAGAAAAAGAGATTAGGTTTGACCTTCTTCCGATATCCTCTGTTTCTGTTTCTAAGCCCTCCCGCCCGATAACGCTTTACAATCTGTCTGTGGAAGAAGATGAAAGCTATGTGGCCAAGGGCTTCGTGGTTCATAACTGCCGTTGCACTTGGAGACCCGTGAGAGAAGAAATAGTCAAACCCGGAGAATAAATTGGGAAGGTGAAGCATTATGAGACTAGAGGACGTTAGCGTTGGCAACGTAGCGTCGCTCAGTAGTAGTGAGTTGAAAGACCTCCGCCACCGGGCCGAGCAGCTATGGAGGGCCGCAAGCAATTGGCGGGACAGTCTGGCCGCCGGCAAGGTCGGCGTGGTGAAGTCCATCGGGCGGCGCGAGCTGTTGGAGACATATCAAGTCATTTCCGCCGAGTTGGCCAAACGCGGCGAGGAATGGCCCCTCGGCGAGCTGGACCGCAAGCTGGCCCGAAAGAGGCTAAGGGGCGTGGACGTAGAGGAATTGCCTTCCATCGTCATCCGCCCGGCCGCCGTGTCTTTGGCCGGGGCCTATGTGGCTGGCCCACGTTCGGCCCGAACGGTGGACGTCCGCGTGGACAGCGACCAGTTCGGTGATGAGATATCCTTCGAGATTGAGAAGCGGGTGGCCGAGTTGGTGGCCGCCGAGACCGGCCTGCCGGCAGTGGTCCGCCGAGATGCCGAAGGGATGGAGCCGCCGGTATTGCCTTTGTACGATTTGGTGCTGCTACCGAGGAAAAAGACAGCTGACTTATCGGACGAAGAAGTGGCGGAGCTGGCCAAGAGACTGGGCCAAAGGGACGACAGCTTGTCCGATGACGCCCAAGAGCCTAAAGAAGATGAAGCCCACGAAGAACCCGAAGAAGAGGAAACCAGCCTTCCTCCCGTTACTTTCGTCAGCAAGCCTTATCCCCGCGAACATGCGGCGAGACAGCTCGACCCGAAGCAGTTCGACGATTTCCGCCGTGAGAACAACAAGTTCGGCCAAGGCATTCATGCTATCTGGGGCATAAAGAACGGCAAGGCCAAGCTCCAAAGCATCCGCTTCGACGCCAACAAGTTCACTCCGGCCAAGGCCCGGGCTTGGCTGAAGGAACATGGCTATAAAACCAGTTTGGAAGAGGCCACCAAGCCCAAGAAGGCCGCGACTTCGTTTATCAAGAGCGAAGAGGAGCGCATTGTGGCCGGTCCGGTGTATGGGCTGGGCAGTCCGCGAAAGGTGGACGGCCAGGGTGATTTCGTGGACGATATAAAAGAGCTATGGAAGGCGTTGAAGGACTGGCGAATCCGCTCCAAAGGCAGGATGAAGATAATGCACCAGGGCAGCCCCGTGGACCTTGTGGTGATAGAGTGCTTTTTAGCTGAAACTGACACACTCAAGAGCGGCCACAAGGTCCGCAAAGGCGATTGGTATCTGTCGGTGTACGTCCCTGAGAAGTACGAAGAGCTTTGGCAGGCCATAAAGGACGGCGAGATTACGGGCTTTAGTTTAGCTGGCACGGCTTCGGCGGAGTTGGTCTAGTCGTATAATAAGACGCCGGCCATATAATAGGGTGTAGGAGGACTAGGCCATGTCAACAAAAGCTTCGGAGGCCGTTGACAGAGAAAGATACCGGCGGGGGGCCACGGTGTTCACCCGTGTATTCCGCGACTTCTTGGGATGGTTCATTCATCTGTTGGAATACGAGCCGGATATTTATTTGGTGGGCTATAAGGCTGAACGGTTCTGCGGCAGCTCCCCTATCGTGGTTTCAGCTTTGTTGGAGAAGTTGGAGATATGCGAGTGTGAGCTTCGTAGTGATGTGTTTCCTTCCGCTTGGCACGGCCAGCGGGTTACGGCCATAGTGGACGATTTAGGACCGTTTGGCGAGCGGATAACGGAGTGGCGATTGAACGAAGGGGACTTGCTGCGGAAAAGTAAAGGCAAGTGGTATTGGAGCAGGCCGTGAATCGAAAAGAGCTGATTGATTATCATGCGGGGATGTGCAAGCGGGCGAGGGAATTGATGGCCCGCAAGAACCACGACTACGCGGGGCAAAGGGGGGACGACCAAGACCCTTTCGCCAATTTTCGTTTGTGTGCCGTTTTGAGGCTATGTTCCGTGGAAGAAGGCGTGTTGGTCCGTTTGTGCGACAAGATTAGCCGATTGGCCACTTTTGCCACTGCTGGCAATTTGCTGGTGGAAGATGAAAAGGTCGAGGACACTGTGTTGGACATTATCAACTATGCCGTGATTCTGGCTGCTTTGGTGAAAGAGGGGAAAAAAGATTGAGCTTGGGAAGGGGGAGAAATGGAAGGTTTGGTATGAACAAACCTCTTGTTTACCTTTGCGGAACCATTACGAAAGAGCCGCGCCATTTGGAGTGGCGGGAGGATGCGGAGGAATATCTGGCCCTTCATGGTATAGGCGTACTCAGCCCCGTTCGGAACAAAGACCCTGAGGATT